TCCATCAAACCGTTAGTGGACTCGTTGGCTACGGCATATGTCGTGTTAGGAGGGGTAGCCCATGTACCATCTCCACGCATAAAATTAGAGGTGCTACCATTAAGCTGTCTCAATAAGCCGTTGGCTGTAGTAGAGGCCAATCCGTATGTGGTATTGGTAGGTACGACCCATGTACCATCGCCACGAAGGAAGGATGTCTGTTTGCCCGCAGCGGGAGCCGGAACCAATCCCGCAGCACCGGCGGCGGAAGCCGTAGCTGCCTTCATATTGGCGTAAGTGGTATTAGTGTCTTTATAATAAGGGACACCACTGACAATAGGACAGGCGATATAGCCAGAAGCGCTTGTCACGGTACTTCCGTTCTTTACAAGACCTGTTGATCCATTAGCTCCCACAACACCATACGTTGTATTAGTATCCGTCCAAGGCACGTTGACGAACATCTTCCCACTACCATCCAGCTCCACCGGATAATTCTTGCCATTCTCCGCATATCCGATCATCACCAATCCTAAGGTCGTGGTATTAGCCTTAGCGTATGTGGTATTTGTCGGAACCACCCATGTGCCATCACCACGCAAAAACGACGCTTGCTTGCCGGCAGCCGGCGCTGGTACCAATCCCGCCGATCCTGCGGCTGAGGACGTCGCTCCGCCCATGTTGCTATATGTAGTGTTAGGAGGTGTCTGCCACGTTCCATCACCACGAAGATACTTACCTTGCGCTCCGGCGGCAGGAGCAGGGACCAAACCGGCCTTTCCTGCGGCAGAGGAAGTAGCCGCCCCCATATTGGAATATGTGGTGTTGGTGTCCGTCCACGGAACATTCACATACATCTTACCACTACCGTCAAGAACAACGGGATAGTTCTTCCCAGTTGCAGAGTATCCGATCTTAACAAGACCCAACTTATCGCTCGTGGCTTGAGCATAAGTCGTGTTATTATCAGTCCAAGGAACATTTACATACATCTTCCCATTACCGTCTAACACCACGGCGTAATTCTTGCCACTAGTATCGTAACCGATCTTAACCAATCCTAAAGTATCAGCCGTGGCTTGATTGTACGTGGTATTATTATCTGTCCATGGGACATTGACGTAAGCGTTGCCGGACGAATCCAGTTGCACCTTATAGTTCTTCCCGGAAGTCGTATATCCTACCTTAATACCGCCAAGAACGGTAGCGGAGGACGTGGGAGGGGTGAAGGCACTTGGTTTGCCCGTAACCCCGGACCAAGGCACGGAGGAAGCCTGACTGGCCGTGTAAGGCTCATATCCATCCTCACTGCTTAATTTAGACTCGTCTTTTATCAGATACATCTTACCTGTAGACGTTACTTTTACCGTATCACCACTTTGAGCCGTAGCGGTGGTAAGGGCAAATCTGGCCGTATCGTCAGCTACCACGATCAATCTCTCCAAAGCCGCCTTAGGCAACCTATCTATACTGATGGTTCCGGACGCGATCTTAGAGGCATCAAAATTAGCCAATGTCGTGGAGATAGTTACGTTGCTTCCGAAGTCCGATGAAACACTACCGGTAACAGCCCCGGACAGCGCTATGGTCCTAGCCGCCTGTAATTTCGTGGCGGTAGGGGCATTATCCGTCTTAAGAGCATATTTGGTAAGATCAATATCATTAGCCTTATCCAAAAGCTGCTCTATCTGCTTGCCATTGTATTTACCTTGAAAATCTTCCATATCAAACTTATTTTTTGCTCAAATATAACTATATACATAAACACCAAGAAATCGAGGGGGGGGTAGATACGGGCAGGTGTTAGAAGCTGCCGTTCCCATGCAGGAACCCGGCACGGAATATAATAGCCTTGTCTTTAAGTTTCTGAACAGACTCCCATTCCCATTCACCCTCACAAGGTCTTATGACATATTTATTGCCCCAGATTTTGAATTTCCGTTCAATAACAAACATCTCCTTATCATTAAGGACATGAAAGATACTCCCAACGGGGAAATACTTATCAGTCCTCAATATAACTCGATGATGTTTCTCGTCATATTCAGGATCGCCTACGATACGGGCCTTATAAAACTGAAAATCGTTTAACGTCTGATCCACAGGCTCTATCCAATAATGTCCTTTAGCCATTGCTATTTATGTTTATTTATCTATATTTGCAGTGTAGTAACTCATAATGTTTTAAGTGATTTTCAACCAAAGGGGAAGGGTGTCCGTGAGGATGCCTTTTTTCATTCCCGCCCACCCTTCCTATGAACAAAAGATCTACCTCGAACAAATGTAATCATAATAAGGCTACGGTCAAAAAGAAACCCTATCGGTATTCTATTGCCGACAGGGTTCTCCAACGTTGTATCAAACTAAATCATATCACTCCATTTGATTGTGTCACCGACGAAGCACCGCACCGCCAGATACCTTACGAACGCCGTCCCTTCCGGGGCGTCAGGGTCTTCCAGATAAGCCAAGACAGCCTTGACTATTTTCTGGTCGCAATCCAATACCTTAGGAAAGTAGTCGCTATAGAACATAGCGAACAGGTATTGGATATCTCCCCAAGTGGCGTTATCAGGTTTCTTGGCCCCGCATTTATCGAACATCTGCTTAGCGTCCTCCATCGTCCATCTTCTCTTGGACCCGTCGGCGTTAAGCATCTTGTCAGCGGCTTCCCTAGCCAGCTCCTTGGAAAAGTGATATCCATGGGTGTCTATATACCGCTTATAATCCGGGTCATCGGCGTCTGCTCCTCAGTAGTAACGACTCCTGCGTCCCCTGCGCATATACGGCTCGGTACCATCGAACTCGTCACGGATGCCACGCTCACCGAACCATCCCCTGCGATACATCTCGTCCTCACGTTCATGGAGTCTCTCGCGTTTCTCAAGCTCACGCTCGTCACGTTCCAGCTCCCTCTCGCGTCTTTCAAGATCACGCTCACGGCGTTCTAGCTCATCCATTCTGCCGTCATGCTCCTTGCCATAGTGGTCGTATATTCCACCACCATAACCCATGTAAGTCCCATCCGAACGTCTGCTACGTCCACGGCCGCCTCTACGATCGTAGATCTCGTCATTGTAGTCCTCTTCGTGACCGCCGCCTAAATCTATAACTCTCATCTTAACCTAATTTTTTAATTAACAACTCTTTTAGCTCATCGAAAGAGGATCCCATCCTATCGACTTTCTCCTCAAGATTCTTGATCTTCCGGTCTTGATCCTTAGTCTGCTTAAAAGCCGGATTGATTTCCTCAAGGATCGAATCACAAGCCTCTAGTGTCCTCCTATGCTTATCGATACTATCGAGAATATCGGAGCTGGTTCTCTTAGCGGCGTTAAGCTGGTTCATGATCGGATCGACCGAGCAGGCCAAAGTTATGTTATTGGACATAGCGACATCCCTGCTCTCCGGTACGACATAGGTCATGGAAGACCCGTTTATCTCCACGGTAAGGTCTATCACCCTATCCTGTAGTTGCTGATATTGCCCCATCTGACCCATCTGGGGTTGCTGGAACCTAGGCTCGGACACGTTAACCACATTCCCCATCCTGAACACCGGAACATCGGACGTATCCAGCGTATATACTTGAAATCCTTTCTTTAAGTCTCTAAACATATCTCGATTTTTAAGCGGGAGGGAATACCCTCCCATTAGACATCCAATCTAACCTATCCCTCATCAACAGTCGTCTCCGACGCCGAGGCGGAAGTTGTAGGCACACAGCAATCCATGAGCCTCAATACACCCCTTACCTTGTTGAAATAAACAAGGCGTTCGGTGTTGTTAACCATAGCCGCTCCGGTCACAGCCACGTTGATCGGATTCACCACAGCCACGCCGGTTACCGGGCAGCATGTGTCATCACCTACCGTGGATACGGTGCTGTTCGCTGGAATAGCTATCTGCACTGGCAATGTCTCGCCTGTTGTCGGAACCACCTGCCGGATTTTCAGCAGCAGAAGGCCCTCGCATGGCAAGGACAGCCATATCCTTGGGTTGATGCCGAAGATGGTGTTGGTAGTAGTCACTACCACGTTCTTCGTGACCAACTCATAAAGAGACCCTATTTTAGAAACACAAGCCATAATAGCCTCCTTCCTTTATAGAGTTAAATAGCAGCGTTTCCGTTGTTGCAGCATCCATTGTTGCACCCACATCCGTAATTACCTCCATAAAATGCTTGACCCCATCCATAAGTCTGGTAAGGAGAGCATGAAGGATAAGCCGGCACAGGGGTAGGTCTCAACTGGTTGATCAAATTCTGAGTCTGTTGCTGAGTCAACGCGGAGGCTTGGTAAGCCGACCTTTCATCACGCAACTGATTGATCGTATTCTGCATCTCACGCATTTCCAATTGACAGAATTTATCATTAATCAAGGTTGTTTGAGCATCAATCTTAGCGCTCAAGATATTGAACTGCGTAGTAGCCTGCTCACGATTGTTTGTCAATCCTTGGTTGATGTTACTCTGAAGAACATTGGTTTGCTCTAACGTCCGTAATTGATTGTCAAAGCCTTGCTGCGTTATCATATTTTGAGTAGCGCACGTGCTTTGGTTGATCAAAGAACTCAAATTGCAGCAGCAAGAGCTAATTTGATTACCGATCTCACAACCTTGTTGCTGTACGGCGTTAATAACAGCCTGAGAGGTCATACCTACCTGACCAGCTACCTTATCGATAGCGCCTTGTACGTTACAGATAGCGCTTTGCAATTGAGTGGTAGTACAGTTCAAGGCGTTAGCGATCTGCTCGATAGCGCTTCTGTTACCTTGGATGGCCTGCATCAGCAACTCATGACCATAGTCGTTATTCAATTGAGCGGGAAGACCATTAGCGCAATTCTCACCACCGTTACCAAAACCATTGCCAAAGCCACGGCCGCCCCATAACCAGAACAGGACGATGATCCACAACCACCAACCGTTAGCCCCTCCGAACTGGTCTTGGTTGTTACGACCGTTCATCAACGCAGCGACTAAATTCGGATCCATCTTATTACCACCCAAAAGGCTGGTAAACATACCCGGAATCATAGATAATAAACCATTAGCGGCGCTACCGCTCCCGGAACCCATGCCGTCTAACAGCACGATTTTGTCTCCACTTGTACCCATGTCTATTTATTTTTGAATTAATAATAACCCCACCTGATAGTGGGCGTTACAAAGTTCAAAAATTAATAATCCTAGGATCGTGATATATGTCATCATCAAAGCACGTCATGTCATGCAATTGGTATTAATAAGAACCGGTACAAGACAAAAAATCCGGAACGTATCACTACGGCCCGGATTCATGCAAATCTATAAATTCAATGTTTCAATGCTCGAAAGAAAACGTCTCACGACGTCAAAGAGAGATTAACTACACGAAAAATCTCGCATCAACTTATTTGTATTAGCAGTGTATTCATTAACTATCTTACTGGATGAGGGATTATCCTCTATCCTTGACAGGCGGTTATCGTCACTCCTTACCGTAACATCACCCATCCTTCGTACCACGCTTTCTTGATATGATGATGGATCGGAGTATATAAGATCATCGACGAACCTATATATTGATCCATCAACCGTCTCACCTATCTTCTCATATAAGCCGGATTGGAACGACACGAAATCATCATACCTTCCACGAGCCAAGAACGAACCGTCCGGTCTCGCCTCGACGCCGCCGTTGACCTCCCGGAGCAGGCCCGGATTCCTTTGGTACAGATACCTATAAAACCCGGCATCCATCATCCTATCCTGTCTATCCAGATAGAAAAGGTTTCTCATGCTACTGTCACCGGACTCGATAGCCACGTCAAACAGAAGATCCCTTACCTGACCTTCCGGCAACGACATCTCCATGCTTTTTAACGTACTTCTGTCATGGTGGTTCAAAGATACATTATAAAATCCATTAAAATCAAGGAAACGTAAGACATTATTATATAAATCCGATTTTTTTAACCTTTCCTTGATCTGGATCTTCCTCAACGATGTACAGGATTTGATAAAATCACGATCCTTTCCCTGCCTAGCCTCGTATCTCCTGAACTCCCGATCAATATCGACATCATCCATCTTAGGGGTTACGGGATGCTGATATATTAATCTGGTAAGGATCATGTTCTCAGTATTCGAGGATGAGATGTTGGACATAACTAGCTTCTTTATGTTATCCTTGATCACGTCAATATCGGAACGGGAAGCCCCGGCGGGGACCACGCCAGCCGGCAAGTACGAGGACCGCTCTATCCCGATATTGGCCAACATCTCATAGGCCTGATCGGTGTCGGTTATCGGGGCTGTGTTATGGTACGTATTCCTACCCATATACAACATGCTCCTATCATACATATCGGAAGGGGATGTATTCCCGGACCTTACATACACCATCCTATCCCCAGTAGAATAAGTATCCTGAACCTCGTATATCGGATTCCCTTTTCCTGTTATCCTATCAAGATCGGAGATAAAGCTATCGTATACCGAATTGCCGGCCTGTATGGAAGACAACATGACGTCCAGCGACGCCATAAGATCACGGATATCCTCAGGTCTGGATATAACCATCTCATCGCTGATCGCCTCGCTTATATCCACACCCATGTCGGCAAGATCCATGGCTATGTCATGCAGACGTCCGGCAACGTCCTTGATGTCCTTAAAATCATCCATATCGATTATCTCCCCAACCTTACCCCTTAGGGCTTTCATGTCCTTAGGCGTACTGATATACGGTATGGTGCTATTGGAGTATGAGTCGGTAATCGTATTCCCTTCCTGATCCCTAACCTCCATACGGGTCATATTACGATACGTGTCATACATCCGATCTGCGTAATCCTGATCCTCCTGATACCGGAGTGCCAAGGAAGGGTATGGGATGGAGGCGAAAGCCTGATCGAACTCCCGGCGGTCACTGATACCGCCTACCGCCCTCATGATCGTATCCCTTACCTCCATTGGATTCAAGACCTTTCTCTTCCCTAACGAGTCATATGTATCCTCATATATCATATAATCATCACCAAGACCTGACTCGGAGGATAGGGAATACATATCCTTCTCATTAAGATCCCCGTCAGACATAAAATCGACAACCCTCCTCATCATATCCCTTACCCGCTCATACGCCGATCTGTTGGTCATGATATTATCAATCTCATCGGCGTCATACATCCCGGATCGCTCAAGATTGTACCTATTGAGAAATATATCACCACCGGAGAGGAAATTGGATATGATCATATCATTAAGATCGTTGATATTATCGACTCCCAAGGAAGTAAGGGTGTTATTGATATCCTTAACCTCATCGGCCATGAAATTGCCAGCGAAATAGTTCTTCCGCTTGATAAAGGACATGACATCATCATACCTAGGTTCCCCGTTACTATCTAGGTCATATTCCGATGGCATGGACATCCAATCGCCAAAGAAAGACACGAAGTCGGGGGAGTAGGCCGTACCCCAGACCGATAAGGCCTGCTTCTGGTCGCCCAGCACCTCCATAGCCCTTTGGTATAACCCGGATGGTTGGTCGTTCGGGGCAAGGACATTATCTATCCCACCCTCCTTATTTTTTATAACATAACAAGATCTTCCCATTGCTAAATCGTTTTGACACAAAGATATAAAAAATCCCGCCTACTCTCACGAGCGGACGGGAGCCAAATAACAATAATAACAAACCTTATGTTTCTCCGAAAAGTACAAATCTTTTTGCCGATCCTCACGGACAGGCAAAAAACTCAATCCTAAATAACAAAAATGAAATTCATTATTCATCAAATATCATATATATTGTCAATATATTTAGCATTTGATTCTATAATTCTAAAATTATATTTGCTTATAATTTCCTTAACCTGCTTTTTATTCAAATGAAACCACTCTCTATCAACATTATATACACTATATTTAATATGAAGCTCACGCTCTATATCCATATCTACATATGCAATCATATAAAAATGGATATTACTCACCCTTAAACAACTCTCCCTAGTGTATAAATCCTTAGACTTACCAATTTTTACAAGACCATTACTAATATCTACTCCTATATAGGTACGCAACAGTCCACTATTTCTTAGTCCATAGTTCTTTTTATTTTTTAGAAAATAAGTATATCCTATTATAGAATCATACAAACCATAAAAATCATATTCTGTCGAATATGGTCTTATCTTGGACATCAACATAGGTATAGCGTTATTTACTTTCAGATCATTAGATATAGTCAAATGAATATCATCAACATCCTTGTTTGTATTTGATATAATGATATTATATACAACACCATTAAAAACATGATCTAAACACATTCTATCAATTATATACTCATCATAACCCGCATCATGTAGTTCATCTTGTCGTTCTATGGCTGCAAGTATAAAATAATTATATAACTTCAAGGCATAATCAAGATCAAAATCACTTCTACCGAATAACGTTATTAGCGCCATATAAAGGAAATTGCTGTAATCGCTATCATTCGAAGTTATTCTGCAATCCTCAACAATAAACACATTGTCATTTTTTGAACGATCACAATCGCTCGAAAAATTTTTAACAATAATCTCTAACTCTCTAGAATAACCTGAATAATCAGCTTGTTTCAATTTCCCTGTTTGGCAAAAATGACTTAAATCATCATACAACCCCAAAATATGATCTTTATTCATAATATAAAACAACGAGAGCCACCAGCGTCCGTTACTCCACTAGTGACTCTCATCTATCGCCTACGCCTAGGCGAGTTAATATCTTCTTATGGTCTAGCAACGGATAGACACCGCAAATATAAGACCTTATTTTGAAACTACAAACAAACAGGAGATATTTTTACAAAAAATGTAATCAACAATCGCATTCCTCTGTCATATATAAAGCGTAATCATACCCATCCTCCATCATCATCACCACCTTCTTGATATCAGATAAAGTTAATTTCTTTATCTCCATATTCCTACTATCCATCCTGACGAAAGAGTCCTTGAACTCCTGCTCGGTTATAGCATCCAACCTAAATAGATTGTATTTTATAAGTAACTGGGTTACGTCAAATATTAGGATATTAAGATCAATATTACCCTTCAACTCATTAAGAAGATCACGCATCATGGCTTTGATAGCATCGGTATCAAGTTCCAGTTTCTCGGCCTCCTTCATCAACTTCTTGATAATACCATTGTGCTCGATTATGATATTAGCGTTATCGTCATCGGTAGGCAGAAGTACATCCATCGTACATTTTATACCAACCTTATCACTAAGCCTTTTATTGAACTCAGTCATATAGTCAAAAGCCTGATCCCTGCTTAAGGCGTATGTATGATCAAGCAACTGCTTTTGTCTGACATCGACAAAATAGTTACTGGTGTATAACATCATCAAGACCTTTACTCGCTGGATGCGTAGGTCTTGCATAATTTTCCGGTGTAAAAAAGCATCTAATTGCATAATATAAAGAGTCCCCACCGGGGCCATCACACACCCGACAGGGACCAACTTTTAAATATCTTACTCGTCAGGTGATGGACTGACGCCGCAAAGATAAGTCAAGATATTTAATTTAGCAAGGATTTTCCGCCTCGTTTTCTCCGGATACTACGTTACCGTCGGAAACCAAAGACCTATCCTCAGCAGCCTTCGCGGGCGAGGCGGACCCCGATTGGAGGTCAGACGGGCTGCCGAACGGGGTCACAACCTCCTCGAAGAACGTCTCATCCCTCCTGATACTCATCCTGAACTTAGGGGCTATGAAAGGATCGTTATTAAGATCGATGTTGATCGTAACGTCATTCATCAAAATATCCTCCTTAGTCCTGGAATCGCCTATCCACCCTCTTACGTCAGTAGTCATAGGCATCTTACTAGCCGCTTCCTTGACAGCCCCTAGCCGTTTCTTGATAACATCCACGTCTCCCGTCAACGGAATCATATATGTCTTATTATCCAACCCGGATCTGGCTATAGCGTTATTAAGATCCATTATATCATCAATACTTACGCCTCCGCCTAGACCTTCCATAATCCTATCAGCCATCGATCCGATCATGGATGAGAATGATGATATATCCTGATTTTTCAATCTTACGGGGTACAGGTAATTTCTTCCATTTCCTGTCTTTATAGCTACAACCGGGATACGCGAATTTTTATAATTACCATACTTGTCCCTAACGATAGCCGTACAGAACGGGAATATGTTATACTTAATATTATCTCTCATCGTAACCTCCCCGTTCTCTATATATCCTACGCTCTCGACCTTACCAACCGTCTCATTGGTAAAGTCATTTTCGGATACCATCAACGTACCATTATCATCACTTATGCTAAAATTAGGTCTTCCCGGCAAAACACTGGCGACTGCGCCTACGAACGGTATATCAATCTCGCCAGCGACAGATCCCACATTATCCCTATACAACTCAAAGGCCATACTCCTTAAATCAGCGTTACTCCCTTTTGAGTCCGGGTCATTGGCTTTTAGCACCGAGACAAAATTACCATCACTATCCACGATCTTAATAACCATATTATCAACCAGCTCTCTGTAAGCCGACTTAGTCTCATCAGAATTAGGATCAACGGCGTTAAGGCTATTGTATTTATCATACAGTCCCTTGGTGTATGGATCTGACATATCCATCTTAAACCTTACCATATCACCCTTGCGAAGGCTAGCCGCTGCTTCCTGATTCACCGACTCGTTATTAGACCCAAACGTATCACCCGTATAATAAGGGACAATAGACCCATCCTGCCCCTTGCGATACACCATGAACCAGTTGGAGGTCGATAAGGCGGTCTGCCGCCCCAGTATGACACCGGTAGCGTTCTCGAAAGCCTGAGCGTCATCCTCACTAATCATCCATCTTGAATGATTCTTGGACTCAATAACGCTGAACATGTTCGTCCCATCAGTAAAATCCATCACCATCTTATCATCCATAACATATTCACCGGGCGTGACGAGAGCCTTAAGCCCGGATCCCGCCATAAACCTGTCAAGCCTCATTCCTCCTACCTCATAATACATGACCCCACCGATCTCCCTCTTTTGAGCCATCAACACCACCGGATTCTGGGCGGCGTTGACCTCCGTCCTGCCGGTGGATGTCCCGGGTTCGCTCTCTGTGAGGACATCACCCATAGGTATGGATTTATCGTAATCCTTGACAGCTATACTTCCATTATCATACAGCCTCATCCATTCCACGAATCGAAGAAGAGGATCATCAGAATAGTTATTGATAATATCAATAGCCTCATTAAGCTTATCCTGATCAATCTCATTGCCATTGTCAGCCTCATTCATAAGATCATTATAAGTCTTTATAGCTTCTTTGATCTGATCCTGATCAAGACCATTGATATTCATATCTACAATATCATCAACAGCGTCCTTGATATTATCATAAATATTATCATGGATCTTCAATCTATCTATTATCGATCTAGCCTTATTGATCCTTGAAATAGGATTATCCCCAAACCCGTTAACTAGACTATCGACACGAGGCTTGTTATTATCATATATCTGTCTCTCCCTAGGAGATAAGACATCCTCATTACCGTTCCATATCTTTATAGCTATATTATTGATTCTATCGTCAGAAGGATTTATGATATCCTCATCATCAGGAACCCTCTCGACTATACTACCTTCATCGGTCTTAATCTCGTTCTCCATAGATCTGGCTATCATATGATTATATGTCTTGAACATAAATGCCTCATCCTCCCCTATAAGACCATCTTGGTAAGCCTTGTCTATAGCTTGGTCGTTGGCGTAAAGATCATTGGCATCAGGATTATCAGTATTCCTGAAATCATACTTGCTATCATCCTCCTCATAAGTCTTACCCCATGCGTTCGATAATATCTTCATGAACCCGCGCTCCTGCGCCCGGATGAATCTTCTGTCACGCATACGACGAAGAGACTCATTTATATTCTTGTAGGCTACAAGATTGTGACGATACTCGCTAAGTAACGCCATAGCCTCCTTATGATTCTCAACCCCACGAGTGGATACGATATTCTCAAAATCAATTATAGTCTCGTAGGCCGCCATAAGATCAGCGGCACTGATCTTCGAGTCATCGCTATTCAAGAATAGCTTAGATATATCTACCTCAGAATTAACCAATGTAGCCAATTTCCTCTCCAAGGCAATTCTTTCCTCTGTCAATTTAAGAAGCCTATCATTCTCCTCAGCCAACTTAGCCTTATCAGATTCAATTGCCTCCTTCGATGCGACCTTTTGCTGAAGTTTTAAAATATCATTCTCCATCTTATGTATATCATCCGTAAGCTTCCGAAGATCATCAAGGGCTTTCTTAGAATCGGGATTAAGATGGGAATATATGTCAAGGGAAGTACCTATATCCGTCTTGTATATCCTATTTAACTGATTGGTGATATCATCCAAATTATCCTTAGCCTCAAGACCATTATAAGCCATGTTAGAGATGTAGGTGTTAAATGATCTATTGGATATACCATCGGTAAGGGAGTCGGCGAATCTGTTGGCCATAATGAAATTATCCACCTTCTTATTAAACTCGTTGACAAGATCGGCTTTATACTCATTGACCTGCTCATCCGTCATATTCATATCGGACGCTATATCGCTATTAGGTATAGATTCGACTACCATCCTGAAATTCTCCTTCGTATCATCCAGCATCCCCATCTCCGAATCATAACGAAGACGATTGAATACGGCGTCACTAAAAGTCTTATCTATGATTCTAGAATTAGGTATATCGTCAGCGTTATTATCCGTTTTCAAGCCTGATAATTGAGCGTTCAGAGCCATACTGCCACGAATAGCACGGATAGCGGCGGTAGTCAAGGCGCCGGCATTGGCGTTGTAGGCATCCACCATCCCCTTGTTCCTGGACATGTCTTGGCTCCATTCCTTTATACCTCCAAAGGTCTTTCCACCCATAACCGATCCGATAATCATACCGATGCCGATCTCCTTCCAGCCTTGACTAGACCCGTATGTTTCCTTGAACCCGTTCTTTATAGCCTCCATATAGCCTATATTCTGCCGGATAGCCATAGGATTGTATCTTGATTCTACCCAATCCTTGGCGGACTTACTAGCCACTCCCTGAAGACCTTCCTCATACAGACCCTCTGACACTGGGCGCTTGATGATATTGAACGTATTTCCGGCTACCTTCTGCCATTTCTTTGGTGTTATGGCTCTTAACGTACCGTTATCCATCCTCTCGGCACCTACGCCAAATATATTGCGTTTTATGAACTTATCCACACCAAGATCCATGCCGAACATATCGCCGAACATAGCTATATTGGATAATGACAATATGCCGACGTTGGCGGCGAATACGGCATTAGCGGCATTGGCATTGTCAGCTCTGAACTTCATAAGCTCCTCATATGGGACTTCCCTTCCATAAGCGTTACGGTAAGACTGCCTGAAATTCTCCTCAGCCTCCATCAGCATGCTTCTGGCCTCGACAGACGCCTCCCACGAGGTAGATGTGCCAAGGAAAGCGAGGGTGTCCAGTCCCTTGCCTATCCTCCGTCCCGTACGGGCGGCCCTAAGGTAGACACCGAACGCTTTCTTGGTATCCGAAGCCGCTTTGCCTATCCTAGCCAAAGCCACACCCGCCCTAGCTCCCGTACGAGCTAAGTTCATCAATCCAGCGCCGGAATATACGGCTGACGATAACATGGCTCCAGCGGTAAAAGCAAGACCGGATAAAAAATCGTTAGACCAGAAATTAGCCGTGGTCATGCTTTGAAGGAAATTCATATCCCGCTCCTCACGATTGTAATAATGAGCAAGACCGTAATCCATCTTCTTGTCCTGATCATCCAACCATCTCGTGAAATCGTTATCAAAAACAGCGTTAAAATTACCTCTGGATACACCGGCGTAAATACCATAAAAAGGCTGAATAACACCACCTAATCCATACAAAGCGGCCTTACCTACAAATTTCCCCAAACCTCTCATCCATTTCTCAGTCCTACCTTGACTCCTAGATAAACGTGTGTCGTTATCTACACCGGGGATATAAGACTCGTATTTAGGTATCCAAGTACCGCTACTAAGTCGATACCTTGAATCCTCCAACGATATCTCCGGACCAGTAAGATTAAACCTGCCCTTATAGCTTTGATCAGAAGCCATATATCCTAATGGGGACATATGTTTCATATCATCATAATAATTTGTCTTAACAGTATTCTTGATCCTCTCCGACAATGACGGTATCTGGGACTTTGATCTCTCGGAAGCGGAATACGGATCCAATACCGGAGGCAGGTCACGATCCGGTATATCATAGGGATCCGTACCAATAGCCTTTATATTATCTACGTTTATGGTAGGATATCTGTACTTCTCGGCAAGATCCTTTCCGTTAGAGGTATTATTATAGATTTCCATTGTTTCCATTATTTCCACTATTTCCGTTATTCCTGTTTCTTATCTCCTGATCAATCATATCAGCTATGGGCGAGATGAAGCTCTCGAAATCATCAGTAGTAGATCTTCCCTCGCTCCTCCAATACACCTCATTCTCCTTGCTAAGTATCTGTTGCCATGCCATGACCAAATAATACTGCGGGCAGAAGTCGATCTTCCTTGCTACCTCATCAGCATAGTTAACGCCATCCAGATCAATTGAATACAACGGGGTATTACCCTCTCTAGCCCCTCCTTTGCTATATATATCAACATTTATCCCAGAAGAACCATTATTATACTTATATCCGGAAGCCCTTAACTCGTACATAGAAGCGTTATCGAACAACACGTCAGTAGCGATCATCATCTGATTCTTCCTGATATTACCGTCATTTATATTCGTAAACATATCTATATAAGGCATTACCGTGTCCTTGGCCCCGCTAGCGTAAGCGAATGGAGCTACCAACAATGACTTAGCCATCTTCCCATAAGCGTTGTTGCTTGAGCTGGCGAAAGATATGGGTACGACACCGGAATCATAGGTCTCGGACGGGATGCTTACATCCTCTTTGTAGAAAGTAAGTCCATTCGCAGCCAGATCAGCCTCGCTTACCTCAACAACAGATCGACCATCACCTCCATTATTGCCAATGATCTGATAATTACCATCACCTATAGGGGATATGGTAAACGTTATCTTCGTATTGGCATTATCCTTATCCTTGGGGATAAAACCGCCACCACGGGTGAACAGGTCACTAATCTTTATATAATCATACTCGGCTTGGCTTTTAGACGGATAATCGCCGGAGAAGATATACTCACGCTCGGCGTACTCATGACGATATTGTCTCAAGTAATCCTCGCCGGCTCGCTTGGCGTCATCAGCCAACCTTCCCAGATCGCCACGACTCCATTTGTGCCTAAACACATCGTATTGTTCTTTCTGCATTTCGTCATACATGGCCTTAGCTACGGCCACATTCCTTTTATTGCCATCAGACAGCCCATCAGTCAGCACCTTTATCATATTACCGTCATCAGAAACATCCATAGGAATAAGAGATAATAAATTAATATCATCCAATGTCAATGACGTACCCATCAAATCATTTATCCTATTCACCAATACAGCCGCCTCTCCAGAATTGACATCCCCTAAAACAATAGGGTTATGGACACCAGGAGTGGCCGCATGAATAAGATCGGTCATTTTAACACTATTACTAAGAATAGAGCTATATGCCGATAATTTAGCCCAATCATTTAATGTTATGTCATTTATCCCATCTATATCAAAAACCTTATCACCATTGCTGTTGATATCTTCAAGATTAAATGTCCCAAATCCGTAACTAACATCTATGCCTGATCCACCAAAAGATTTAGCCTCTTTCTCGACTATAGCGTCAACGCCATCCAAAACAGCGTTCTCCGCCTTATTGAATCCATCATTGATCTTATTATACTTCCCTCTTTGAGTATTTAACCCAAGAAGCTTCAGGTAACTATCCTGACCATTGTAATCAAGTAGCTCATTCCTTGACCCTCCATTAGCCTTGAAATAAGCCATGATAACCTGATCGTTATCCATATCCTTGACCACGTTACTATTCTCAGGATCAGACGCCCATGCGTCGATCTTCCTTCTAGCGTCATCTGACAGTGACTTAACAAAATTACTCATGCCGGTAGTTACCGCCCTCTCATTGGCTATAAACCCGTTCATGAACTCATCGCTTATATTCACATTTTCAAGATTGGCGCTCTTAGTAACCACGGTAGGACCGGTCGTGTCATCACCTCCGTCACCCCCATTCTCCGACTTACCCAATTTGCTAGCTCTCATCAACGCTGCTTTCTCCATGGCTAGATTATGCCTTTTTGTCTCATTGAACTTAGCTCTCTCCATCATCTGTTGATTGGCCTTGAAATAATAATCATCAACACCCAACGTCTCATATGAGTTATTATAAGACCATCTCAGTCCAACGCCACGAAGGAACTGCTGTCGTACCATGAACATGCCGGCTCGTTCCGGGCTGTAGTTGCTACCGATAACGCCCTCGGCCTCCTCCACGAAATCATTTCTCTGCTTGATAATATCCGCCAGCTCCGACTCCAACTTAGCCCTCTTGACCTTGTCATTGCCAACGCCCTTTAGCTTGGCTCGTATGGATTCTTCCTTGACACTGAAATCATCAATATACCCTTTAAGGAAATCAGAGGTACTCTGGACATTGAATAGGTCAGGATTCGTCCTAGCCATATACCTACCCTCTAGTTGCATCTGAGCTTTGCCGTTCTCTGATATGGAAGCCATGGCTATATCCCTGACTTGAGCATAGCTCATTTCATCTATATACATCTCACGCATCTCCCCCGTCCTGTTACCATTGGCATCAATCACCGGCACATTGACTTTCTTTCCCTTATTAAGGGAGATAAAGTTCTTCATCTTCTCATCAACCTCAGCGTGATAATCCGTATAAGGAGTATAATGTATAGGATTAAGACGTGTTCCTACCTGACCGTCATTCATCCATGCCACAGCATCGGCGAAAGCCTCAGCCTCGTTTATAGGACTATACATCTTAGGATTATTCAATTTCATATCCTCCATCTTCTCACTAAACGACCGGATCTCCCTAGTGCCGGCAATGGCATTCAACACACGGGTATCCAGAGCCTCCCCAAGACGAGCCTGTATACTTCTGGCTATACCATCAGAAGCCAAATTAGATTTACGATACACGTTATTCACGTCCTGTATCAATCCATTTAACCTATTCTGAAGATATTCCCTATCCTGAGGTTTTATAATGTCAGAATTGATAATATAATCAGCATACTCGTTTATAGCCTGCCGATTGGTATCTATCTTCTGCTGCATGTATCCCATACCCTGCATCATGACATCCATGTTGTAGGGTGATACGTACTTGCCGTAATTCCTTAATATACTATATTGTGAAGCCATCCTTTATCCTTTCTTGCCTTTAGTTACTTCCTGAGCGGGATATAATCTCCTATAACTCAATATATCTCCTTGAGGATCAGCGATCAGCTGCCCATTAGGACCGATCTTTACATCCCCGAATATAGATCTTAATGTATTCATGGTCGTAGCCGTATTCCACTTCTGCTGAATCTCATCATTGACACTATCGAAATACCTAGCCCAGTTCTCGTCATTTATAGCCAATCCTTGTAGTATCCGTTGCTGGTAAGCTTGGCGTTGAGCTATATTCTTATCATAAGTATTAGCCCATGACTGAGCGTTGACATTATCAGCCCAAGTCCTTTGAGCCACATTCCCTTGTTCTACCTCATTTATATACTTACCTATATTGGAACTCATGATAGCCTGTAAATTGGAAGATAAAGCCCCTCTCTGGGAATCCGGGACATTACCCATCTGATCCAATTGTGATTGGAAAGCACGATTAGCCTCAACCATATACTGATCAGCTGATCTCAACACCGGATCCACGGTAGGAGCGTAATGTCTTTCCATACCTTCCGTTGTCACGGCTCCCGGAGTCATCCTGAACACCTCAGGAAAGTCAAGACCACCACCTACTATATTCCTGCCTCCATTGCCGCCGTTCGACTTACCGGCATTTGTGTTGGTTTTAGGAAGTGTATTAGAATCAATCAGCTCAGGCATATCCAGCTTAACATCAGGATCCTCCACATCACCTATATCCATAGGACCAGGAGCCACCTTATGAGGGTCAAGTATAAAATCAAGACCTTCCATTCCTTTCATGGATCTCAATGCCTGCATCTTAAGCATATCCTCCCCAAGGATCTTATTAACAACATCCTTGTTCTTATCAGAGAATAGTTGGCTAAAATGGGTGATACCGGCATCGTTAAGAGCCTTATGTTGTTCCTCTGTAACAACGTCTAGACCGATCATAGGGCGAGATGTGGTAAACAAACCTAATTTATTGTCTCTCATCCTATCATGATATGCGGCTTTCTTGTCTTCCGGGTAATTACCTTGACTATCCTCACCGCCAAAGGAAACGAGCGTCGTGTAATCCCGAAGCGCCTCGGCGTTGGCGATGATCGGGTTCTCAGCCGTAGCCAAGCCCATCCAGCTACTTGTCTGACCGTAGATAGCGTCTTGCAATGCCCTAGCCCTAGCGCCCTCTGAAGCTCCCATATAAGCATCGTAAGCGACCGGATTGAATGTCTTATAATAATTCAACCTCTCATCCGTATTAATACCTCCATAAGAGCCATCAGTTCCTTGGCGTTGATAACCGAAATAGTTAGGATCATTGTTGAACCTATTCTCGATCGGGCGGAAAGTTAATTTACGACCGAACAAAGACGTGCCTCCTATCTCCATCTTCTGGCGAATACCAGCCACTTTCTTAAGCAGCTCTTTCTTAGCCTCAGCTATATCCTCCTCCGTAAGACCGTATTCTTTCATAGATCTGGATATGATGTTATCTATCTCACCACCCTTAGCGAAATACGTATCCTCATCCTTCTTCATCTTCCGGTCTTCCTGCTCCTTGTATATGACATTAGCGAAGTCCGTAAATCTTCCCTCTAATCCATTAACGGTATCGTTGCTATCATTTATAGCCTTAGATAATACGGAGGCGTTTAAACGCCTTGTATTCTCGTCATCTATCTTATCGTTTTTCTTCAGCTTCTCCAGCGCCTTTTTCTGATCATCGTAAGCCGATTTAAGACCGATCTTAGCCTTATACCTGTCCATTAACGTAGCATACGTATCCTTAGGCGTGGCTTTGATCCCATACGTATCTCTGATGTATTTAGCGAAATCCGGCTCTATGGTTGTGTCGTCGGTAATAACCTTCGTTCCCTGCTCCAAGGAAACGGGGGTTCCACCATCGGCGTGCTTCTGCCCCATAGCCTCCATCGGCGCCTCTCCGGGCTGCGTCACGTACTCACCCTTCTCGACCTCTACGTTGGCTTGATCTTCCATCGACTTAGGTAACGGATACAGGTACTCACCGGTAAGGCTTCCGCTATCGAACCTATTATTAGGTCCTAGATAAACACCCCCACCATCCTTGTACTGCATCTGGGATTGCCTTCTTTGCCTGGCCTCACGCTCCTGAGCTAACCTGATATTGGTACGAGTACCTTTCTCTGACGCTATCCCAGAAACCACGTTACGAGCCAATCCCATGATACCACTAATTCCTGAGGCTATGGTGGTTATCGTATTAGCTGTTTTAGCCCCAGTGGATAAATCACCATATCCCTCGCTTCTCATACGCCCTATACCACGACCCATCTGAGTGAATCTAGACCCTATATCATCAGCGCCATAGTAGGGGATGGTGGTAAAATCAAAAACATCCGTCTCGCCTGAACCGGTCTTAGACTTATCAACATCGTTAACAGTTATGTTATTAAGCGTAATACCATTGTCCTGATAATTCTCAGCTATACGCTGTAAACTACCCTTGAAGCTAGCCGGAAACACATTATCCTGATCAAAAGCATTAGCGTATTTAGTCCTCAACTGATCTGGAGTATCCAAAGAATATATCCCTAGCGGATTGACCGGCGCGGGTAATCCTTGGTTGGTATTCACCAAAGGTTCTATACCTAACCCTTGTATACCGTCCATATTACCAAGCATATACGACCCGACTTCCCCGGCCTCTTGATATTTAGGTATCTTCCTCTTGATTACGTATTTGCTCATGTCTAATTAATTTCGTTCTGACACAAAGATAATTTAAAAAAACAGAGACTCATCATTTCACAACGATGAGTCTCTCAGCAAATGCTATTATTATGTACAGAATTAAATTCTTTTTATGAATAATGATCCTATAGCCTTAACCAAATCATAGAAACCAGCAGAACTGAGACCTACAGCCACTCCATATAATAGAGCCTCCCACCATTCACTCCCTATAAGCAATGGAGACACCTTTAGCAGCCACGCTAATATACAAACCAGCATACCTATGACTACGGCGGATAGGACTTTAGCCCACTTATGGGTGTCAATATACGGCACTACCTTGGCTAGTTGGGTAGCTGACATCGTGACAAAAGCCATGATGCCGGTGAAGGTAGTTAGATCAATGGTGATAGTCCCTTCTGACGGGATTACCTCTTGCGCCATCAAAGCGAACGGCGTCAATAACATAGCAAATAAAAATAACAATCTTTTCATATCTAAAACGTTTAATTACTTCGCAAATATAACACTAAACTGATTAAATATATAAATATTTATTGGAATATAGATATACGACAATATCCAGAACCTATATGTCCCTTTCCTAAATCATATAATCCACCCAAAGGATTAGGCATTTTTTCTAATTCCCCTTTCACATCTGTCCATACGAACCCGTTCCCATCTATCATTTTAGTGTTAGTAAATACATATTTATCATATTTCACGCATCCCGGATGACCGGATATATACGAGGATCCTCCACCACCAGCTTGAATAGCGTTCGACGATATCCCGCCGCTTGGCCCTCCATAAAAGCCTCCTCCTCCACCAGAGGAATACGAAACGCCATCAAAACCACATCCTCCTCCCACTCCTAATAGACCCCCATTTCCGTTAGTTAAATTATTGCCGGAGTTAGATCCTCCCGCCACTTGGGATGCAGGAGTTCCCTTGGCATAGCCCCCCAGATACGCCTTCAACCCTCCCGCTGATCCTCCATGCCCAATAAAATAATACTCACATCCTCCACCACCTCCCCCGGCTACCATAATACGGGTCTTTAAAGAATCTACGTTTAGAGGATCGCTATTGTTGGACAACCTCAAATCTGTAGCTCCGCCCCCGGCTCCCTCATAGATATACCTTCCAGAACTCTTATTAGTCATTGAATGCCCTGAACCTCCTCCATTATAATTATATTTTACAACATTACTCGTCTGCTTAAGTCCACCATTTCCACAATACACATAAATGATATCACCACCAACTAACTTGATAAATCCAGCCACATATCCACCATACCCAGGGTCATTAGATCTGGTAAACCTATCTTCGCTATCATTGTAACCATAATTACCTTGACCACCCCAGCACTCAACATAATAATACGCCGACTTTGGAGCCACAAATGTATGGTAATTATTACTATTATAAGTGTATGTATACAATACATCCAAGCTTTTGGGGCCTATCATTACACGTCTTCTCATAACATACCTCCCCTTAGATATTTTACTAACAATGCTATAACCATCCTCCTATCATCAGCCATAGCATCTACCCATCTATTCCCCCATCCTAAACTACTAGGAGGGGGGGGGGTAAAACAAGTCCCCTTAAATAACACATCAAATAAAAACAACAACTTATTCATAACAAATTATTTAACATTAAAATACTAACTATTATTTCTACTCACACCTTTTATGTTAAGGCTTAACCCCGGTATCATATTAAGAACCAACTGCCTTTTTGCCTGTTCCCTACGCATACGCTCGGCCTCCGCTATCTGCGCCTCCGATTGAGGATCATTCTTAATATTATTGGCGATGTCCTCTATGGCTTTCTTGTTAGCGCCAGATTGAGCTAGCATCTTATATAACAGATCTTGACCCTCCTTCTCCAACCAACTATCCATGGTAGGACGAGAAGCCAAAGAAGGATCGGCAGGGGCTACCGTCTCAGGTACGGGCTGCTGACCTCCGTCCCCCGTGCCCGAATCCCGCTGTCCGAACTCGTATCTCATTGGCTCGTTCTCCGGGACACCATACCTATTAGCGAACATATCAGCGAACTCAAATCTCTTCTCATTTCTTAAGGTCGATCCAAGAGGCCTACCGTATCCTTGATTCCATGCCACGGTAGCGTCCTTGTAGTTGACGGCGTTATCGAAATCGGATTTAGAATACATATAGTAATTATATACATTACCTTGAGCGTCCTTGTCAAAAAACTTTCCTTGATTGATGTAATTCCAACCTAACCCCGGGACCTTGCCTTGATACTCATCCACGAGATAATCCAACTGCTGTGTCAATGTCGGTTTCTTCCCATACCTGCGCTGTAGCTCCTTCTTCCTCGGTCCAAGCCATTGTTGGATGCCAAAATCACCGGCGGCTCCTAGGGCATCGGTGTCCCCTCCGGACTCGGCGGCGATGTTCGATAGGATGCCGATAGCTTGAGTTTGTGGTATCCCCTTCTTATCGGTCAGATAATCCCATATCTCATCATACACAGCCATCTTATTATCCTCTGATCTATCAGGATCAATTACATATTTACCATCTCCATAAGCCCTACCTGTGCTTACGGCCCCTCCCTTATCTTTCTTCTCCTTATCATCATCCATCAACATCTTACCAACTATAGCCGCCGGCAAAATAGCAGGAACATTTTTAATGGCTTTTTTTATTTTATCCGATGATTCTTTCAATACCTTTCCCGTAGCTCCAAACATGTTCTTGGAATAATCTTCAGCATAATTGCTACCTATACCACTCACAAGGTTGTACACATCAATCTCATCCATACTATCGATATACTTATCAAGGTCATCAATAGATGGAGTCCTTCCATATGTATTATAAAATTTATTCCACAAGCGAAATCTAGCTTGAGTATTAAAAGCTATTTTCTCTGATATCTCATTACTTGATGAGTTTGGGTCAGCCCTATAAGCGTCTTTTAATAATGACTTATCATTTTCGGATAAATAAATCTTATTATAATTATTACTTGAATCATATTTATGCCTAAACTCATGAGATAGGTTAGATAAACTCTCATCGCTCCTAGTAACAACCTTATTGTATTTACTAGTATAAAACCCTTTAGCATTACTATTATCCAAAGCGGAGGATACCTCATATCTAAAATCATCGAAATCAGAATCCGCCGATACCCTTAGATTGTAAGCTTCTTCCAACCGTTTCCCATTATCATCAAGCATAGAATCTATCTTATCCTTAATATGCTTGTTAGACACATCATTTATATTTTGGAGATCAACACCATTATCAATCATCAAATCCACAGCCGCCTTATAAGAATCAGGGAGATTGTTATAATTCCTTGAAATTCTATCATGAACATCCTTGTTAAAAAAATCCCTAACCAAAGGTTCATCATGAACATATTTATCCACAAGATCATTATCTACAAGAAAATCATACAATTTACGTTTATCTTCTGGCAGAGGAATCTTCTTTACTTTATTAGCGAAAGAAAAAAATTCACCTAATACCGGGAATAGCCCTAAAGCTGATAATGTCATTCCTAAACCATCCCCAGCCTTCGATGACTCCACAAAATCTCTCACATCCATAACATCCCCAATAATAGGGATACCTCCAGCTATAATCTCGGTAATGTCAACTCCATCATTTATCTTCTTACCATATTCAGTATTAAGATTTATGCCACTAGATCCAACGGAGGTGTTATCCCTTGAAGCCACATATCCACCCCCTTGTTTCTTATCCATCTTCTCTCCCCATAGCCCATATTTCTCCATGGGCCATATGCCGTCTATGGCATCCACATAACCAACGGGATACTCCCCGTCCAGACGCCGGTTTCGCCGCTCGTCCGCCGGGTACAGGGCGTTGGCCAACGGCTGCGTGATATGACCCAACCCCTTATCCTTGGAACTCGACATAGCATCCACCACAGTCCGATATACAGGTCTTAATTTCTCAGGTAGATATAATCCCGCCTCATCAACCAGCTCACCTATCTTCTTATTTATGCCCCTGAGGCTGAAATTATAATTACCCATGCCATTATTCAACGGGGACAACGTACCTCTTATCCCATTCATACCTTTAACTGCGGCTCCTCCGCTAAGGATATCAAACTCCGGGGATACGTTTCTCAAAGGACTATCATCCATACCCCTGAAATACATAGGACGCTCGCCTCTTACGACACGATCAAGATCTTCCTTATACAAATCCTTTATCCATGAAGGGATTTCCTCCTTCTTATCTTTCTTAGCCATAAATCATGTTTTTCACAAAGATAGGCATAATAGCATGTAGATTAAAACAGTAAGCGGATATATGATTCATATCATCTATCCGCCTATACCATCAATGCATATGATAAGCCGCTAAGGCTTTCTTAGCCGAATCCCTCGACTTGTACTTGGCCGGCCATAATTTACCGGTCTTGTTGCTAACCACTCGCCAATTACTCCCTACTTTCTTAATGCATCCTGACTTCGGGCATTCGCCCTTCTTCTTACCGCTAGCTTTTCCTGTTGCCATAACATCAAATATTTAAATTACAATAGTACTCACCTCATAAGTATCATAATTAATTTTTATCTTACTCATTTTTGAAGAATTCGGATCAAAAAATACCAAATAAGCGGCATCATAAATATAACTTGCTATGATATATGAATTAAAAGTCGCCGTAAAACCGGAGCCAGATATCACTCGTGAAAGATACATATGATCATTATTTAGAATATAACTTTTTATATCATCATATTTTGATTTGGTTATAGATGATACTATATCAATAGTCCCAGGTTCTAATAGATAACTTGATATGTCTATACCTCTTACATCCTGATATAACCCATTATCCATCAATGCTTTATTCCCAGCTCCTTTCAACTTAAGATGAAACTGATTATCAAAATTTATATTATCTTCTGTATTCCCAAAAGACCTTACAATAACTATCTCAGTGTTATCTGATGATGCTATATTTAAAGAAGAATTAATATATTCAACATTCAAATTAGGGTAAACAGATATAGATATATCTAAAAATCCCATATTAAGGGAATTATTTGAAGCGCTGATATAAATAGTGATACAATCATTCCTTTGATCATTAAAAACCATCAAATCATTAATATTCACGCCACCTAACGCTTCCACAAAAGAATTGTTAGGTCTTATCATCCTGACATTGGACGTAGAACTACCATCAAACAACGACTTTATAGTATTATATTGAGATTGAGGCAAAGTAGTAGATTGATCTCCTGCAAGCTGTAAGATGATAGCTAAAAAAGCATCCTCATCATCACTTTTAGCTACTGCGTCCTTCCACGTACCATCACCACAAAGGAACCTACCCTCATCCCCCTTAGCAGGAGCCGGCACCAATCCCGCAGCGCCAGCCCCGGACGCCGTGGCGCCAACCATATCCTTGACCTTATCAAGTCTACTGTCTATTTGATTACCATCGTACTTACCAATAAAATCTTCCATATCGTTTTAATATACAAGGGAGAGGCGGCAAAATACCCCCCCCCTATATGTTAATAAATCAATAAACTTTCTCCTCATTGCTAAACCAACGAACTATCATCTTGAACCGACTCTCAATGTCATTCACGAACCTAGCCAAGAACCAATCGCCACGAAGACGATCACGCCACCTCCGATGATAATCGACAGCCCTAGGGTCGATCTTCCGGTCAATGTCATTCACATCCTTGATCCATACCGGGAGGTTATTAGTATCGTCTTTGACCTCGTTAAAATAGTCATTTATATTTATCTTCTGATCAACCTCCGTCACCAGTATCTCACGGCTATCGTCATTGGTTACAGGATACCTTAACCGCTGGCTCATATCGTTCTTGTCAGCGATAACCATCCGAAGCTCACCGCTGTTGTTGGTATCGTTATAAAACCATGCCTTATTGAATCCGGTAGTCCTAAGAATTTGGTAATTAACCTCATCCTGATACCTTCTGGCATCCATCCTATATTGGTAGTTCGTGAGGATCTTATTCACATACTGCTCACGTACTGGTACCTCTATAACGAACGGATATAGCTTACCGTAAAATACTTGATACGATTGGTTGGTCAATCCATGAGACCATAACCCTATCTCCTGACTTTCACTTGAGTAGTTCTTTCCAGACTGGAAATAATGCTGGTGCTCTATATAATAATCAGGGGTGTAGGATAAATATGATTTCCACTCACCCTTCAGGCAGTTATATCCAACGGTGAACGAGACGTCCGTGAAATGGCTGGCGTCCTGTAGCTCCACCGCCTGCCCGTTCCTGTAGAACCGGCCGCCACGGAATTGGTACTCGCTCGGATTCCCTACCGGTATATAATCTTTTTTGGTTATCAGAACCCTCTTGAACCGATTGTCCCAGCCCATGGATAGCCCTATGCCAAAGAACTTGTTATCGATATCATAATAAGACAACTCAGCGTCCGTATCAGCGTTATATATCCGGCTACGGATGATCTTCATCTGAAGATGCTCCTTAAACCAGTTTCTAAGCCCCGGTGTGACCTCCGTAAGATTCCTACCATTAGAATCTACCTTAAACACCTGACCACGCCTTAAATCGACCCAAAAATGCCCAAACTCGCAACTGATCATATCCCGACTCTGGGTCCCGGAATATCCTAACGTCGTATTATTATACTCGATACCACGGGAGGCGAAAAGACCACCTGTCCCTAGCTCGCTATTCTCCGGGGATATTCTCTCCGCCAACACGTCTATGGCGTTATACAGCCCTACCTGATTCTCGAAGCGAGCCAGTATCTGATCCGACTCTATCCCTTTCATGCTTATAAGTTTCCCGAAAGAGGTCTTGAACTCATGGTAATCCATAGGCTTGTACGACAGCCAAGGATCGGTCATGCCATTCTCCGACACGTCGGCGGTGCTCCATATGACGCCGTTGGGTCTTTGGTAAGCGCAGTCCCAAAAATTGCTATCATACGTCTCTGGTAATGACCTTCCGCCTAGCGTAAAACGATTCTTATACACAGGACTTATCTTAAACACATTATCCCTTGATATAGGGACATTACGCTCCTGAGTCCATGATATATAATCCCCTACCTCCGGATAGAACCCCTCGTAAGGCTCAGGCCCGGCTATACGGAAATTGCAATTGATCTCAGACTCCACAAGAAACTGAGGTATACCATAGAAGTATAGGAAGAAACGACCGCTAAGATACATATCTCCGGTCTTGCAAACCATCTCATAAGCGCTCTTCCGGCTAGGGAAAGAGTATAGCGATCCGGTATCCGTATCGGTCTTATTAAGATAATCCTCCCCGGTGTCGTAATTAACGAAATAACGGGGATACCCGATGTTCCGATAATCATAATAAGGGAATGGTATCATGTCCCCCTGACCGAACTGAGTCAAGTAAAACATAGGCATCTTCCTCTTAATCGAGAATCTTGATATAAATACATCACCTCCAAAAACAGGTTTACGCTTATTCTCATCCATCAACCCGCAACCGCCTAACGATACCCACCTGATATCCTCTATCTGCCCGTATTGAGCCGGAGAATATTTCTTTATCCTCATATAGGGGCAGGATACGAAAGATTCACGTGTCATAAAATGAGGCGTCATACCAGCCACCTCATCGTTACGAATATTACACTCATCCTGAATACGGCTGGTATCGTAACTTGAAACCAACTCCGGATATTCAAGCATATACTTATCCATACCAAATGACATGAACAATGAATGCTCACGATCGAGGTTGTTTATGATAATAGGCTTACCGCCTACGGTCTCCCCTTGCGAAGAGATATCTGTTACCGGATATAACCCGCTCTTGATATATTTAGCCGTTGACAATCCACGTAGCTCCGACGCCCCTATTTTTTGGTAAAATAAATTATAATGAGCGACAGAAGTATAATAATAAGCATAGTTCCGTCTAGGTCCCCTATCTATCAATGCCGTTAACCACTGATACCTGTACTTGCCTATATCCACCACGGACTGGGCTGTGGCCTTGGCGATACCCGTAGCCAGACGGATAGCCGTCAGCGCTATGCCGACAGGGTTGGCTAAAAAGAACACGCCTCCACCGACATATTGCTGTGAAGCCGACTGATATGTATACTCAGCTATAGCGGATATTAAATTAGCCATAGCCTCCACCGTAGCCAATGACGTTGCCATACTGTAAGCCTTACTCCCTAATATCGTCCATTTAGGGTGATCCTCCACCTCCCTGAATATACCGGAGGATTTACCTAATTGATAACCATCAACAAGGCACTCGGTGGGAGCGTCAGGCTTGTTAAAGGCAATATCAGGACTTAAGAATGAATACCAGATATTACCCTTCCTGTTAAACGGATGCGTTATAAATTTCTCACGATTAATATCCTTATAGATATACATATCATCAGACAAATCGTTGTAAGGGTAATTAGGATAAAGGTTAGCCGATCCATCGGGATCATCGTACTTAAACATATCATAAGCCAGACCGGTTCCGATAACGCTCTTATCCAACGTCCTATCGCCCCTATACAACTCATATCCTATTATAGAATCCCTTCTAGCCTTATCTATAAGACCGTTCTCTACCGCTATATCCAAAAACTCATTAACGATATCGTCATCAAGCATCACCCCCATAGGATAAATATAGGAGTCAACTCCATATTGACCGGTCAGCTGAGACGGATTACCCATAAAAGGAGCGACAGAGTTATCCGGGAACTTGTAATGACGTATAGGTCTCTGACAAAACGTGGTTGACGTATTGGGGTACTCAGCGTTACCCCCATTACCGGTGAAATAAGACTTACCCCCAACTGATTTAGGAGACCCATAGTATTTCGTCAAAGAATCTATTATGTCCTTCCTCTTTGATCCTCCCGATGATATCCCGATCTTACTTGAATCATACAACTCAAAATTAGCCGGGTACTTATTGGTAGACTCCCAATATCCGAAATCACCATACTGATATGGCCTGGGAGCGCAGTCAGCGGGCTTATCCCCACATGAGACACATTTCGCCTCATAGGTAACAAATCTCCTTAATTTCAATTCTTTCGTGAAGAAGAACACGTATTTCACCTCCAGCGGCCGAATGCCAAAACAGAACGGGGCGGGGAAGATGGCGGTGCCGGCCGTATAGAATCCGGCAAGCTCCTTCATGTCCTGCCTCATGGCGAAACCGGTGAAGAACACGCATACCGCAGGCTCGATGCAAACATATATCTTATGGAAAGTAGTCTTGTCATCATTCCAGAACAAGTACTTTGGCATCATAAATATCTTATGATCCACGTAATTCACTATAACACCTTTCTTGGCATCATTAGCCAAAGGATTAGGAGCCACGGTACCTTCTTTGTCCGAGAAAAACGTTATACGAACCTTATTGTATGATGATGAGTCACCGATCGGATAATTATAGTTACCCATCATCTCTATATACATAATATCGTTATCGGGATCGGATAAACCACTTATGTATTTCTCATAATCCAACTCCACCCATCTGGCGTATGAGGATACATGTGGATAGAACTTGAAATAAGTCAAGTTGCTTCTGCCGAACCAATTGGTCTTGGCGTCAATATCATTCTGCATAGACACACGACCTTCCCAGTCAGTAGTTATACCGGTATTAAACTTAGAATTATCACCATCGCCAAAAAGACACATGGCGTTCTCGATACCAAACTGACTCTCATATTGGGGGAAATAAGCCTCCATCGTATCCATTAACTGATCAAGCATCGTCTCCGTATGCTTCTTTCCTTCCCATCCGGGATATTGATACAAATATGTGCACTTACCCAATGACCTACCCCCTTGGAATGTAGGAAATTGAACATCGTTAATAGTAGGATTCACGTGAGGATCACCTACCGAACACCCATTAGTACATATACCCTCATCATATAACTGCCGGACATTAGACATATCCTGACACAAGACCAAGGCGGAGGAGTCTATATCAGACGGGAATTTATCCTCATCCTGACCATCCAGCCATTCCTGAACCAGATCTATGATATTCTTACCTCCACTGGAATAATTATCGAAATCACACAATACAGAGAACTTCCTTTGTGACTCGGCATTACTTTGTATTAAGGTGGTAGGCTCGTTCTCCGTATAATCACTAGCCAGCTTATACGTAAAATCAATCCTAGAATCCACCAAAGAGTTTTTATCCAATATAGTCCTGGTCTCTATCCTCTCGATATCATCACATCCACTAGGGAAATCGGGAGCCTTTATACCGTCTTGATCCTCTGGCAATGATATAGCAGCGCATAACTCGTCAGTAATACCTACATTAGATTCTATGATATCACACAGGTTCTCTATATTATCAGCGATATAATCAATAGCATCATCTACCGTAACATCTTCCCCCATCATATTGATAACGAATTGGGTCTCTCCTACCGTGGCATATTCCTGCTCTACATATCTGAGCTGCTTGACATCTAACTGATTCTTACATTCTCCTCCAAAATCATCAAATCCCCAAGACGGGTCGTTTATGATCTTTGCCGTATTCTTAAACTGCCAAAGATGACGGCGGCTGTTCCCCGCGCACTGCGGGTTGTTCTCCAATACCGAAGCCGCTGATAGGTCTTCAGAGTTGCCGTCCTCATCAACGATAACCTCCATCTCCTCCCTTGTGGCCGGACGAGGGATAAGCGGGAATCTAGCTGTCCTATATCCCGTATTGGTAAAGAATCTTATACCCAACGGATATACCTCGTCACGCATGAAAGAGGCGTATTTAGAGCAAGCCACACCGTCTTTATATAGATTCTCCGTGGCTATCGATGTCTGCCATTTAACGAAATGACCCAAGAAGTTAACGACCGGTTGAAGATTCCATTCGTTCTCCACGGTCAAGCCGTATTGAAGAAGACGATTCCCGACAGACGTCATGCCTCTGGCTGTCTTATATACCGGTATTTCCTTGGATAACTTCTCCATGGTCGTACGCTCGCTATACTGATCCGTAAGGTAATAGATGGTCCTTTCCGTTATCGGATGTATACCTTCTATGAAATACTCAAGAACCGGGCTTTGCTCACCATTAAACCCAACCGTGTTCTGTATAACACCTATCTTATAATGAGATACCTGCTTATCTATATTAGACACGGTAAGGCGGATACCCATGTTGGTTGACTTACCCCATAAACCATCGCGGATAACCATATCTTGACGATCGAATAACATGATTGGGTTGGTCAATGAGCAATATCCGGTCTTCTCAATCCCGAACTCATCGCACAACGCCACGCAGAACTGGTAGGTCCCGGCACGCAGGCTCCCCCCGAACTCCACGACCTCAGGCTCCACGCACGGGGCCGTCAGCAACGGGAACACCAGCAGCTTCTCGCAGGCCAGCCTACACCTCTCTATTGGTTTGTCATCCCCACATGTCTTATACCCATGATAATGATACCAAAAGTCACCATCATCATCCGGATTAAGAGCCTTATCGACCATAACATATCGCTGGGGATTATATCCATCGGTCCAGTATATCACCTTCCCGCATTTCTCGTCCTTGATCTCTATATCGAAGATCGGATGATGAATGGAGAAATTAAGACAAGGGTCATCAACCCAGTCCTCTATCAGGACCTCCATCAAATCACATATCTCATCAAAACGACCATCCGACTCCTCAAGCCTCTCGCCAAGGATACGATGGATGTCCTTTCCCGATCCAGCCAATTGATCCTCAACGGTCTTGATATAATCCAATGACCGCATGAACGTGATCTTAGACGTATTATCATCCGGATTAGATAGAAAGAAATAAGTGTTATCACCAGCTATATCATTCTTATACCCAATAACCTTATAGCCATCGAATCGCTTACATAAAAGGGTACTAGGCTCGTTCTGGATCTTTAGCTGGCTTCCATCGTCACCCTCTATGGTAGCGTTCAAGGCGAAACTATATTCAGACGGGGATAGATCCTGTGGATGCTTATCCCTGTTCATCCCGGAGTCGGGAACCGCTATGTTAGAATTGTTCTGCACGATGTTATGTTTTTCGCAAAGATAACAAATCCGGCGGATAATCACTTACACGCCGGATCTTAACAAAAACTGTACGTATTATGCTAAAACATTCAAATCACGCGAATATAAAAAAAATCCTCCTAACTTTCACAAGTCAGGAGGAAGACTAAACACTTAAAACGTCTCGTGGTAAAGCACAAAAACATAATAATTACGAATTTCCACCCATGTAGTTCGATTGCTTATCGGCATCCTCTACAGATATGTAAAAGAAACCGTTAGTCACGTATCTCTCATTGACATCCACAAAATCAGTAGATCCTTTGTCCACTCCTTTCTTCGATCCTTCATCACACACAGCTACCAGACTATTAAAGTCATTGGAATAACCTACGACTACACCGTGTATATCCCGATTTCGAGGATCGAATACGTACCTCATCTTATACCTATCGTAAGCTAACTCTAAAGAGCTTTTGCTTAGCCTCTCATCTAATCCGGCACCCGCTACCAAAGCCAAAACGCTCTTTGATATGTCACTCATGGTGGTATCCTTGGCCGGAGCCTTAGGCATAGAAACGCCTTCCATGACAAAATCCAACGCCTTATCTAAAAGCTCGTCGAAATCATCATCTCTTATATAATCCTTAAGCACCTCCAGTATATATAACCGGACATGGAGTTCGTTATTTACATCATTCAATGTGACCATAATACTAGTTTTCGGCAAAGCTAGATTATTCCTGCACAATAAAAAATCAAATATGTCATAAGTAAAGGACTAAAAAATAAAAAACTCCCCCATCCTCACGGACGAGAGAGCTGATAAATATTTGTATTATGAAAAAGAACAATCACTCACCTATTCTTACAATACAGTCACGAGATTCCTTGTTATAGATCATCGTGCCTACCTTAGAATACAAGGTCTTTATATTTTGCCAATTATCCTCACCATGGGCGGATACGTTGGTAGGGGCATCACCGGTATAAACCTCCTCGCCTCCGATATTGACAAAATCATATCCACGTTTCTCCATAGAACCGCCCTTATATGCCGTGAACCTGATAGTGACATTACCTTTCTCACGACCACCATACCAGTTACCGTATATACTGCACCTGATCTCAAGAGGTAATTTATCGTAATTATCGCCATCCAACAACGGCCCCATCTGGATCAAAGCGGCCTCATTACCTGATTCCATATTATCACCACCGTGGATAAGATAATCACCTACCCGTTCCTGCGTGGTCTGGTACTGTTTACTCCAACCAACCAGCTTGCCGTCCACGTCCGGGAGGCCGGTGTTATCGAAACCGGTAGCCGTGTCAAAGTCAATGCCGTCCTCGTCAGCCCAGATATACCTAAGAACAAGGTAATCGAACTCCGGGATGATCACCACCGGGACGGACTCCTGCCTGCACACGAACGTCTTCTCCTCCTTGGTTCCCTCTTTTATAACCTTGTATGTTACCTGACGTATCTCGCCGGTCTCATTAATATCAGCTGTAACCTTAACCTCAGCAGGGCCAGTACCACTTGTCTTATCTAAATGTATCCAATCATTTTTCTTTGCCATATTATCTTTTTTTCTTTTTAAAAAAACGTATATTCGCGTCATAATCGCGGGGTGGAGAAGAGGTATCTCATTAGGCTCATAACCTAAAGATCGAGGGTTCGATTCCCTCCCCCGCAACTAAATAAATTTGATATACTTATCAAAAGCATTAGGCCACATCCGCTCATAAGACAACATCCTTCTCCTATTATCCTCAGCCAACTCCCGATAATCATTTAACGTGATCATCGACATCTTAAGCTCCTTCATAGCCCTAGCGAACTTACCCGGCTCCTGCTGAGCATATAATTTATAAGCGTCACCAGCGCCTTGTATCAAGCCATTCACGGCGGCATTCTCGAAGATCTTCATCTTGATATACGTCTCGACATAATCCTCAAGGTATCCTAACGCCGTTTCAGGTATATATGGGAGACCGTCATCATCCTTGGGTGTAGCACGATATATGATATAAATAAATCCATCAAACCCTGTATACATAGTATTGCCAGATATAGTTATATCATAATTATCCCAATCGTACTTATCCCGATACTTGTCGGCGGCGCAATCACGCCTCAGTCCTCGACCTATAGACAGCCTTACGGGATGATGGTAATGAAATCGAACCTCGTGAGACCCGATATATATCCTCTCCGTGATCGTCTTCTCAAACTCCTCCTTACAGCACTCGGTGCAGGAGTTCCAACGGAAACCGCGCTCGGTGCGCTCGACCCAGCCGATCTCGTGTTGGAGGTCAGCCTTAGCCTTGTCGCCGCCAGGAATCTCACAGATAAGAGGCTCACACCTATAGGCGTCAAGCATGTCGAAAAAATCGGAAGGCAATACCGCCTGTTTATTACTGGTCTTGACAACCGCCTCTGACATGACCGCTATAACACCCCCGAACCTTTTCAAGGCGATCTCAGCCCACCTATAAACAGACGAGGTATCTATAGCCCCGCTATCATCGTATTTATGTAAATCGGCCTTGATCTCGGCCAATAGCCCTTTTATAGTCATATTTAAGTCTTTTGCACAAAGATATGTATTTGAATCCGTGATACAAAAAAAATCCAGTCTACCCTCACGGGCTAACTGGATCACAAAAACTTCTACAGCTTATAAACCCATTTAACTCCAAATACCTTACTCTCCGACTCAACCTCCCGATACAAGAACTTATATCTCCTACCTGATTCCATAGCCAACCTACATTCCTTATTCAAGGCCGGAGAGATATATAGATGAAAATACTTATTCCTAGGCATAAAATCCATACACGTATGGACGTAAGAATATCCACCCGTCCCACGCCTATTAATAGTACCGGTAAGTTTATTCAGATATATCTTGCGGTTAGGATTAATCTTATGACATAGATAACCGATGTTGTTTATATAAACCCCTCCCTCATCCTCCAGATACCTATCACGTATGACTTTCCAGATCAACGACTGGCACTCAAGGATATCATTCTTATCCACGATCGTATGCTTCCTCCTTTTCCCGTTCTTAGACATAATAGATCTATAGAATCGAAGAAAGTATTGATCAAGTATTTTAAATGACTTTGTTTTCATGTCGCAAATATAATAATTTCATCCTTATTCAAGAAATATTTGATAAGTTTTGGTGTGAGTGTAACGGTGATAAGGCCGCACTTACCGCCGCGGCACAGGCTGACGCACAAAGACTAGCACAGGAAAAAGCCAACGCTATGCTGAGCGGTGATCCTTGTAATGGTCTGTCTGGTTCTACATCTGCATTAAGGTGCTCCTATGAAGTGTCTTACAATAATCAATGTGGATCATCTAAATCAATAACTGTAACTGTTACTGGCAGGAATGATAATGGGCAAACTGTTACGGCTGGAAGTACTTCCGTAAGTATACCTACTGGGTCTGGTAAAAAAACTGGTGTCATAGGTTTTGATTCAGGAGTACAATGTGGGTCTATAAGTGTTTCTGGGGGAGGATCTGGGAACTGTTAAGATCCTGATATGTAATGGAAAAGGAGAGGCTAATAAGTCTCTCCTTTTTATTAAAAACCATAACAGCAGTGATTGTCAACAATTACCTGAATCATGACCAGAGATTGTTACATCTCCACATACCACTTCTCGGCTAAAATATACACTTCCACTCTTGGTCCCGGATCCTGCGGGAATTGTAAAGCTAGCGCTATTGACCTGCTCTTCTCCGTTTTGTGTATATCCTATACCACTCACAGACCCAGATATAGATCTACCACATTGATTATTATACGTAATCGTAAATCCTCTTGATGTGACAAGTTGTTCATGGCTCATGCAATCATTATTCATAGATACCGACCATGACCACGTCTTTGTTGGCTCCATGCAATCGCACTCCATAGCGTTGGCTTTTTCCTGCGCTAGTCTTTGTGTGTCAGCCTGTGCCGCGGCGGTAAGTTGGTAGTTTCATCAACCTTGTTTATTCTATTTTCGATAGAAATGACTAATATTGTATCACCAACATTAAAAAAGTAAGATTATGGTATGTGCTAAGAAAAAGAAGATGGCAGAAGGAGGCAAAGTCTCCGAGAAAAAGAAACCTCAACTGAAATGTGGAGGCAAGGTTAAGAAAAAGAAGTAATAACCGGAGGGGTATATCCCCTCCTTAGTATTTCATGCATGAAAAATTCAGAATTTGTATCTAGGATCATGAATGACATGAACTCCATCAATAAGGACGCTCATGTCAGTAGAAGATGGATATTGTCCATAGGCAGGCAAAAAGCAAGGTCTTATATAGCCCAGAAGTATGCTGATGGAACCTTGTTCGGCGAGGAATCGCTGTATACTCATATTAATTGCATGGAAATGGAGAGGGTTCGTAAGGTAGATTGTTGCTTTGATGAGTTTAAGTTATGCAGGATACTTATGAGATCCAAGAAAAGATTGCCCGATATGATATATACCCGTATAGGTCCGGCTATCATCAAAGTATCAAATATCATGGATGATATTATATTTACCTCCATATCGTTAAGAAAATACGCTAACAACAAGGAGCGTAAATACGGGAATATAGATCAATACTATTATTATGTCAATGATGGATATATCTATATACCAGATATTAACATAGAGGCTATAAATGTTGATCTTATAACTCTCGACAGAAAAGCGGCGTTAGAGCTAGGGGGATGTGGAGCTGAAAAAGATAAGCCATGTACATCTCAATGGGATTATGATTTCATATGCCCAGACAAACTTCTTGAATATGTGGTTTCCGAAACATTAAGGGAAACTGTAACCAAATTGCAGATCCCTACGGATGAGAACCCGGATATGGATATTAATAAGAAAACACAAAAAATTCAATAACATGAATCTAATAAGATCAATAATCAATTTCTTTGGTTTCAATGACGCCATAGTTGACGGTATAGGCGAAAGAGGGATGAGAGACAGCTCTATTATAAGATATAATGAGGTGCACGATATGTATGACAAGATTATAAAAGATCTGGGAGATATGTCGGCTTACGTATCCAAGGATTATATCTATGATAAGATAAAGGAAAGAACAGGATTAAGTACCAGACATATTAGTAGGATATTGAATCATACTAGGAGGAAAGATCTTAGATTCATCTAATCGTAACAAAAAGGAGAGACTATATAAGCCTCTCCTTTTTTTATTGTCAACAAGATCCACTCCCTTGACCATCCTCATAATAAGCATAAGCTCCAGATGATATCCCGTAGTTGGTTGTTGTAGAATCAGAGAAAGTTCCTGATCCGGAAGGAATAGGGACTATTCTTGTCTCATACTCCCATTGACCATTCGTTTTTTTGTATCCTATAGTCATCCTAGACGTCTTTTCCGATCCACATGGATTATTATATTGTATGGTGTAATTTATCGTCCTCCCGCTTCCGCTAGACGTCGTTACACTAGCGCTCCATGTCTTTGTTGGCTCCACGCAATCACATCTATCCGCCTGCGCCAAGCCATTAGCGTAAGAGATACCATCGGATTGGAGGTTATTGTCGGCTATCCTGTTTGCCTCGTCCTTGGTGCAGGCGGTGTATTTACCAGCGATTTGCTTATAACTGATAGTCTTAGGAGTACAGTTGCTAGGACAGTTCGTAGCCTTGACATTTCCCCATCGGTCATCATTGCCAACCTTAGAAGGACATATCCTAGCATCAACTAAATTTTGTAATGCATCCTTGTACTCTTTATACTTGTTATAAGCTTGTTCACTAGCCAGATTCGATGAAGAAGCACAAAATTCACCAGCGCTAACCACCTTAATAGGGCTATCAGGAACACATACATCACCGCATTCGCCCGAACATCCCTTACATACCTCATTGGTATAGACAGTGTAGTCATGTGGATTACAGCAATGTTTACCACCATTCTGCCAATATCCTGTAGGATCGCACTCGCTAGAATAATGCTCCTCGCTATTACCATTATTACACCTGCTATTATCCATATGATATGTATTATCACACCCGCATCCACAAGATCTCGAATCGGACTCAACCAACTCATCTTGATTTGGGGCTGAAGAGCAAGGATTGGTCTGATTCCTACTCCTACGATAATCGCATCCACTACAATAGTAACTCCAATCATCATAAGATGGGGTATCATCGTCATCGGCGCAATCACCATTCTTATTAGCGTAAGCTTGAGCGGCGGTCTTAGTCGCCGTATCATTCTTGAAAGCGTTTTGAACCTTGCTGTCGGCATCCGCCTGAGATACGGTAGATGTCAACGCTGACAACCCTAAGGCGCTATAAGGAACGGATAGAGCGACACCATGTTTACATGTACCACAATTATCCTTATAAAATGTAGCGCTTCCAGTACCGGTCCATACACAAGTTCCATGTTGGTTAGCGTAATCCTGTCCCTTCTGGTCTAAGATCTGCTCGGCCTTGCTTCTGGCATCAGCCAAAGAAACCTTGCTGGTGATAGGCGTACCGCCGTTAACCTGCGTAGAGGTCACTGTTATTCTCTGACCAACCCCGCTTCCGGCGCAATTGTTCCTATAGAAGTCACGGCTTGCCACGTAAGTCCATGTACATCCTCCATTCTTATTGGCGTAAGCCTGACCATCAGATCCACGAACCGCGTTCTCAGCCTTCTTGTTGGCGTCAGCCAAGGAAACGGTGGAGGTGTACGGGTGTCCCGGAAGCTTGCTGCTACTTACGGATACCATGTCGCCCACGCCGCCGTCAGCGCAATTGTTCTTCCTAACCTGTCCGGTATAGCTTCCTGTCCAAGTACAAGTACCCTTCGAGTTAGCCACGGCCTGACCCTGAGAGTTCACGGCGGCCAATGCCTTGGCGTTAGCGTCAGCTTGGGATACACATGACTTAAACTTACCATCAGAGCTAGGACTTGGATCCGTAACATCATTCTGAGTTACGGTAACAGAGCTTCCAACTCCACCATCCGCACATTGACGGGTAAAGGCCTTGGATGCCGTACCAAACCAGAAACATGTATTATTACCACCAGCTATATACCGCTCTTGATTATCAGGATCAGTATAACAGGTATTGGTATTACGTTGATGTAATTGAGAGATACAGTCCTTACATACGGTCTCTATAGTCTCCCATACCGGTTGCTCGGTCTTCGTATGGCACGTATCATCATAGTTCTTGTTAACGAACGCCTGACCCATCCTATCGATGTAGGCCTTAGCCAAAGCGTCAGCCTCTTCCTGAGAACGGGTTGAGGTGAAGAACTGACCCATAAGATCAGGGGTTACGGTGATAGGATCGGCGTACTGGCAAGTAGGACACTTAGGAGTGAACTCCTTGCTATAATTACCTACATATATTTTCAACTCATCACAAGTACCACGATCGTTGGCTATAGCCTGACCTTGCGCCTTAACAGCGGCCTTGGCAAGCTCATCGGCTGCGAACTGGCTCTCGTATGAGTAGAACGGACCTCCGGTCACGTCAGCCTCAGTAACGGTAACTGAAGACGGGATAAGACCAGACGGACAATTATTCTTCTCAAACGCCTCACTATAATGACCGGTGTATTTAGGAGCCTCATGGCAAGTACCACGCTCATCGGCGATCTTCTGACCTTGATTCATGACAGCGGCCATAGCCGCCAAGTTAGCCTCATCCTGCGATACGCAAGACTGGAACGGATGACCATCGACCATATCCTGTGTCACGGTGAACGGATCTCCTATCTGATTAGCTCCACAATTGCTCTTAGTGAATTCGAAGCTAGCCCTACCGGTATACATAGTAGCGTTAGAGCAAGTACCCTTGGTGTTAGCCAAAGCCTGCCCTTGAGCCTGTACGGCGGTCATAGCCATAGCGTCAGCGGCGGTCTGGGAGTCGTTAGACTGGAATGGGTGTCCTTCTACCATATCTTGGGTGATCGTCACCTTAGATCCGATCTTACACTCACCACAGTTGTTTCTCGTGAATTCCAAGGAAGCACGGCCGGTGTACGTACAAAGGGCGTGGATATTGGCAAGGGCCTGTCCTTGGGCGTCAACGGCGGCCTTGGCCTTGTTGTTGGCATCCTCCTGAGATACGGTAGATGTGAACGGATAACCGTCAACCATCCTATCATTTACCGTATAAGTACCACCAGTGCCAGTGCCACAATTGTTACGGGTAAACGTACGTGTATAAGTACCGGTATATACAGGCACCTTCTCGCACTTACCTTTCACGTTAGCCACATCCTGACCTTGAGCCTCGACGGCGGCCTTAGCCTTATTGTTGGCATCCGCCTGTGATACGGTAGACCTGAAGTCTCCGGTAACCATCGTCTCATCCACGACAACCTTGGTGCCGTATTGGGTCTCATCACAGTTATTACGAGTGAACTCCTTATTATACCTACCGTAGTAGATCGTCTTCTCCTTACACTCACCTTCTAGGTTGGCTTGTTGCTGGGCGTTAGCCTCAAGATCGGCCTTAGCCTTATTGTCAGCATCCTCCTGAGAGATAATAGAGAAGTACTTACCAGCGGCTACAACATAAGTATAAGGTTGACCGATATGGAACTCATCGCAATTGTTTCTAGTGACTGTCTTCTCCATCCTTACGTTATAGTAGACGTTAGTCTGACAGTCGCCACGCTCGTTGGTGATAGCCTGACCTTGCGCCTCGACAGCGTCCTGCGCCAGCTTGTTGGCGGCATCCTGCGATACCGTAGAAGTGAACGGATATCCAGAACACATCTTCTCGTCCACAGTGAAGTCAACAGGAGTAGAACCCTCAGGGCAGTTGGTTCTCTGGAATACCTTGGAGTACGATCCGGTAAATACCGGTATCTTCTCACAGTTACCCTTGATATTCGCTATATCCTGACCTTGAGCCTCGACAGCAGCCCTTGCTAGGCTATTAGCGTCTTCCTGAGACACGATGGATCTGAAGTCCCCTGTAACCATCGTCTCATCGACAACCACATCAGTACCGTATTGCGTGGAGTCGCAGTTGTTACGGGTAAAGGTCTTACTAAACTTACCATAATAGATATTCTCCTTAGGCTTACACTCACCCTCCAAATTGGCTTGTTGTTGACCGTTCTTCTCAATATCCTCAAGAGCCTTCCTATCGGCGTCCTCCTGAGAGATGGAAGATACGTACTTGCCCTCAGGAATGATATAAACATATTCCTGACCGTCACTGAACTTATCGCAATTATTACGTATAAACGTCTTTCTCTGCTCCTCGTTATACCAGATATCAGTTATACACTCACCATGCTCGTTGGCGTATTTCTGACCGTTCAGGGCTATATCCTCCATAGCCTTGGCGTCTGCGTCCTCCTGCGAGATAAACGACTTGTAAGTCCTTTCCTCGACCGTATACAACACCACCGATCCATGCTGGTTGGCCAGACAGTCGTCCTTAGTGAACGGCTGAACCATCTTGATATTATAATAAACGGGCTTGGCGTCCTGAGCTATCATATACTCCTTGACAATATTACCGTCCTTTGACGTTATACGGAACTTAGCCGTACAGATCTGACCGGTATAATTAGCCTTGTATACGATATTAAGCTTATTATCGCCTACCCCATGGCTCTTGTCGTTAATGGCAAAGCAATTACCCTCGACACAATTCTTATCTATTTCCCTTGCCATATTATCCTTCAGTTATTCTCCATGAAACATCATCTCCGGCCTCTACCCTCACGATTTGGGTATCACCATCCTTATTAAGCGTCAACCTTTGCGGATCCACGTTGAAGGGTGGTTCCGGTTCCGGCTCACTACCATCACCGCAAGTGCAACATACCAGCTCGATATCATACTCGGTATTGGACTTGATATCGATGACAACCTGACCGTTCTCACTAGTTACGTTATCAAAGTCATGATCAAGTATGATATAAGGTATATCATTAGGCTGTTGATTGATATTAACAACCTTACCGTTCAAGACAAACATCTCATGATGCTGTTCGTTATCCATATTCTTAGGCATAGCTATGACAAAGCTAGCCTCATACAAATCAGTGGCTCCGGGATCCTCAGGATCGGCATACACTATATATCTGCTATCCTCTTCCGGAACCTTCATGGATAAGCCATTCACGTTCATGGAGACTATATAAGACTTGCTCACCGAGCCACCAAGGGTAAGACAGGAGGCCTTGACCGAGGCGGAGTTAAGCTTGGCGTTGATGACCGCCGTCCCGCCCTCCATATCGAACATGATATTGGTCGGATCCACGCTTACCCGCTCCATGCCCTTCTGGGTTATGGTAGCGAGCTTCGTAACCTTGCCTTTCTCGACCGCTACGTAAGTCTCCCTAGGCAACCTACCCATCCATCCCGGCTCTACCTTAATAGCCACCTTGTCGGGACCGGTACCGGAAATCTTGTCGTAGGACACCCATGAGGAGCCTTGCTCAATCTTGGCAAGAATATCTTTTAAATTATTCGCCATATCATTCTGCTTGCGTTATAGTCCATTTATCACTCTTGCCGACAATAATCTCAAGGATCTTCTCTCCACCCTCAGGAGGATACTCGAAGTTAGTAGGCTTAATCTCAAATACGCTGGCGCCTCCACAACCAAGATCACAGATCATATCCGGCAACCATCCCTCCTCAAAAAAACGCTCTATAAGCTCCCTTACGGCCTCTGATAAAGAATCAAGCTCTAACCTATCTACTGGGATAGATCCTTTCTTGAGGGTCTCACCACATACCCAACCGTCACACTCGGAAGCCAAGACCGTATCGTACACTCTCTTAGCCATAACAAGAAGTATTTAAAATATTACTATTCAATGTAGTATATACGATATTAACATCAGTGAACTCATCACCCATGCAATATTTCTTCTTAAACTTAACGGATCTACCAGAAACGACATACCCGTCATTAGGGACGATAGTACCACAATAGGTAACGCTGAGCACGGTCAACGGCTCGTATCTTAACCTGACAGCCTGAACGCCCTTGAACGAGTCACGCTGGATGGACGCCGTGGCGCCAGATACGGCAACCAGCTTCCTTACCAGAGACTCGATTACGCTATTCATGCCATCACCGTTCCTGATGTCTGCCTCAGGGAACGACTGACCGTCATATATGATCTGGGAGCTGTAGATACTACACTCATTCCCCGGTCTATATTCCGGTTTACATGGATTACAATTTTTCATATTATCAAATTAATTTGTTGATCATTCTTCTCAACTCGGATATCTCGGCATCCCTATCCCGTATAGCCTTTATCATAGCGTTAAGGGTATCGGACATATCGCAATTAGGGGATAATCCCAATGATTCCACACGTACCTTATCACCTGGGTAAATACAATCGGTACTCATGTACGTAGAGCACGGTACTTTCGTGTCGTCTACAGTAGGTCTGTATTGTTTTTTGTTGCAACCGTTCATCACCAAACCTCCTCTTCAGTTCCGCTATCCCCGCCGCTACCACCGGCGTTGACAAGCTCGTTTATAATCCTCTTCAAATCCAGAACCTCACGATGGTATAAATCTATCTGTTTATCCCTAGACGCTATAATACGCCTCAATGAGTCTATAACGACAGAAATGTCAGTACCTTTCTCTATGCCATCCGCTACCAGCTCATCGCCTGAGTACAAGACGCATTTATCATACAAGGTTATAGGACATCCATAACCAACACAAGGTTCGTCCTGACAATCCCGATCGCAAGGATCACAAGGATCGTTAGGGCATTTGTTAAGAAACCCATCTATCTTAACGCCATGACAACACTCTTCGGGACGTTCCCGTGAATGATCATGACAACAACCACCTAAATTACACATATCAATAATATTATTGTTTTTAGCAAAGATACAGATTTGATTTAATAACAGGATAACACACCTCATTAAACAATACAGGGGATACGACATTCGTATCCCCTGTACCCTAGAATTATAACAACGAAATAAAATCAAGATTTCAATTTAAGAACAGGATTACCCCATCTTTCTTTCCATTGCCTTCCCAAATCATTTATAACACCATTGTAGTCTTTTATATATCCAGCATTAATAGCATAAGATATATTCCTTTCTATTGATACTATCATATCTAATTCCTCAAAAGAAGCTCTATTCCTTATCCCTTCTTCATGTACTCCAAAAACAACAAAATTTATACCCTTAGCTATCCTTGATAACAACTCCTTTAAATTACTTTTATCACTTATAAGCGAAGATACACTACTGCACATCTCTATATAAGCATCACCAGCGGCATTTCTTATCCCCACAACATTATCAACAAACCACATTACAACATCAGCGCAAACCTCAGGACTCATTTCCATGGCCACCACAAGGAAAAGATATGGATTCATATACCACATTTGACCATCCCCCTTACCTTTTCGACATGCTAATCCCATTTTATTTAAATCGCTAAGATTTAGAGCCTTATTTTGTAGGCTGATATTTATCCGCTTACATAAATCCCTGTTTTCCAGCCTACTAATTATCTCCCTGCATTTTTCCTGAAACCCATCATACTTAATGATATCATTAAGCTTCTTGGGAGACAGCCCCTTTTTAAGCCTATCATCAGACAAAACCTTCATGGCTAAAGTGATATTAACAAAACCATTATCACTAAGCGCCGGTATGACAACGCCCATCAATTTCCTGTCGGAAGACTTGATTTCAACCCTACTTTTCATAACTTTGAACAATATTTTAAATTAAACATAATACCTATCGGTTCGAGATGAATAGATAGGTATGCAAATATAAAATATATTCAATATACAAACAAGTGTATTACAATATATAAACTTATTATATCTGATATTTTTACAAAAAAAATGGAGGAGATATGCAATCCCCTCCAAACACTAATCTATAAATTATGGAAAAACAAAAAAGCATTCTTACCAATAACACTGATCTTCTTGATCGATATTCTCAATCCATTTCTCGCATTCAAGATTAAGATCAGCGTACTCCTGTCCCTCTACCATCAAAACCTCACGAGCCTTGGCGTTGGCATCCTCAACCGATATCCATGACCTAAACCTATTGGCTTTGATAGAGTAATATACTTTACCGGACTTATATCCGAACGGACATATCTTCTCGAACCAATCACCGATCTTCGTATTATAGAATACAGGTGAACAACTACCCTCGGCGTTAGCCTTCTCCTGACCTTCTTTCATGAACTTCCTATAGGCTAACGTATCGGCGTCTATCTGGGAGATATCGGATATGACAGCTCCAGCTGGTAATTCATATACAATACCTTCCTTGCCTGATGCGCCAGCCTCGCAGTCGTTCTTGTAAAACAAACCACGAAGAGGCTGTGAGGCCCAGTCCTCGCAGCAAGCCCCGACGGAGTTGGCCTCCCCCTGCCCGATCCGTCCAAGCTCCACCCTAGCCTTATCATTGGCATCTTTCTTGGATACGTAAGAGACAAACCTACCTTTCTCTACACATACCTGTTCCTTGGATCCCTTACCACTTACGCAATTGTTCTTGATAAACTCATCGCATATCTGATCATTATACCATACGGACGGTATTATGTCGGCATACGTGTTGGCGTAGTCCTGACCGTTAGCCTTGATATCATCCTCAGCCTTGCTGTCAGCCTCCTCCTGCGTATCGCCAAAATAGACGTTGGGAGGGACCCGGTAGTCAACAGAGCCGCCCACGTACCCAGCAGGAGGGTTGTTTCTGGTGAACGTCCGTACTATTTCTTTATTGCCGTATATCATCGTAATTAACTTTGACACAAATATACGATTAAAATCCAAATCACAAAGGAAGAGCCTTTTTGCTTCTCAAAACCTTATACAAATAATCCCTTAACTGTTCTTCAGTAGTTATATATCCAAACTCAATCATCTTGGCTATATCAATTTCCAGTTCCATCAATTCTTTAGCCTTAATCTCTTCACCTACGGAATTTCTTATCATGGTCTCATGAAGACCATAAACGATAATATTTACAGACCTAGCTAAATCCTGTACCTTATCTTTAAATCTTGACGAATCTACAATCTTAGATAAAGCAGAAGACATTCTCTTGTAAGCATCACCAGCCTTATCCCTGTAATCTATAAGCTGATCATGAACAAATCTAATAACTTGAACCTCAAACCTTGGATTTATCCACATAGCAAACTTGATAAACAAAAACGGGTGCATCCATACTTGCTTCTTAGGTCTTCCAGATTTACCATGTTCTTTTACAGTAGACTTCTTAACTAATTGATTATCAATTTTTGGGCATTTTTGCCCAAAACTATTAATAGATAAATCTTCTAATAACGCATCAATAAACTCCTTTGTTTTAGTCGAAGATAAAAACACATCCATCTTCCTTTGCTCATTCCCTTCCAAAGAGTTCCATTGCCTCACCAACTCATACGCTTCAAAATAACCATCACTCGTTCTTTGAAAAACGTTAAAATCACCCATCTTTCTTGTTAAAACATTTACTGTCTTCATTTTTTTAATCTAATTTTGAAGTTAATAATTAATTACTTTATGTCCGCTCCCTCGTGAGAGTCGGCGGACATACAAAAATAGCCAATCGGGATGATAAACACAAACCGATTGGCTATTTTTAATATCCCGAAATCAGGACATTAATTACCCATTGCAGATCTTATCCTCAATAGCGTAAAGGATTTTAGCGACAGTCTTATCGCCATTTATCTTCACACAAGACTCACCAAGATCCCGGACATCTATAGCCTCCCTGATACGGGTAAGCTCGTCATATATCTCCTCTATCACATCGGAGATCATAACACACTCATCAGAGTCCTTATGCTTTGACCACTCTGGTAGATCACCCTCATAAGGTACGCAAGTAGACGGGGTTATATGTGAACAATTATACTTTTTCATACTAGTAACCTGTTAATATGTTCCTTTAACGATCTCACCTCATCCGGGCATAACCCGCAATCATTATCACATAATGACCTTTGCAGACGAATTATCTTACCCCAATAGGATATATCGGGCTTATTCCCGATCCTATACCTATGGTATCTCATATATCTACCCCATTGGCAGGACAGCCATTCGTCTACGGACTTACATAAATCCGTCCTATCAAGGTTTGATATGCTCTGCGCGCCCATCGAGAATCTCCTTTCTCATTTCCTGTACCTCCTCGTCAGGCGGGCATCCATATGGCAGGTTCTTGATCCACTCACGGATCTTTTTCTGCATATTAAGATAAGATACGCCAACGCCATCACCCTTGGTACGAACTTGCTTATATATACTAACCACGTCACGCTCCATGGTCTGCAACGGATCTTGCATAACCATACATCCAGCGGTGCTTCTAGAAGCATATTCCCTATCGCTAACAACGGTAGAAGAAGGACGATTCATCATACTTCTCTCAATCCTTTCTCTCTCGGCCCTTAACGCCTTTTCCTTACAAGTATTACAACCCATAACTATATTTTTTTATTCAACAATCCACGCAATTGGTAGCCATCTCAAGAAGCTCTCCGACACGGTCAATAATCTCATGAGCGGCCTCTATATTGTCCAACCTAACGTTAGCCTCCGCTACGACCATAAGTGTCTCCATCTCCTGTATCTTATTTATAAGATCCTTATCCTTGTCCTCGCATAGGATATCAGTCTTAATCCATAGCCGATCAAGACGCCTGCGTATAAGATCCGTCTTAAGATACTTGCGACTAAAATTGTAAGTGGAAGGGCTACCTATGATCTTGATATCATATATACCGTCTGGGAGGTCAAGGTATTTGACATTACAATCATCGTAATTAAAGCAATTGAGACCTAGTGTTAAACTGGTAAAGGTATTGACCTGATTCTTGCCAAGAAACAACGTAACGGGGTCGGACATACCCGGCGTAGTGATCTCGATGATCGCCTTCCTATCCTCCAGCAGCCCCCATTCAGACTCATCCAGAACCTGCAATACCTTTGGATCACGTGTCTCTAGTACCTGAAATGACAACCGAATATCATTCATATTAACCTTCTTATCGTACCTACACAAACTATCGTCATAACGAGTCTGCATATCAAGATCCGGGATATCGGTATAATATGTCTTGACCTCATGGCCGTTAATAAACACCGATGTTATCTGGCAAACATGAGATCTAGCGACATCGAAAAACACCATCCTTACATTACCCTCGTAATCAACGCCAGATGTCGGGTATGTCAATATCTGGGTGTTATACTCACCATCGTTACGTCTGGCCACGACAGTAATAACGATAGGTTTCTCTATATCATAATCATCCATGATAATCCTTGCGGCAAACTTATCATGAATTATCTTCGGTATGATGTTTATCTGGTTCATCTTAATATCTTTTTCACAAAGATACTAATTTGATCGATAAAACAAATGAAGCTATAAGATAAGAGCATTAAGAAGATCCTGTTCGCTTAGAATTATACCGCCATTGATAGCCATAGACATAGCTAGGTAAAGACATAGGCATTTAAGATCGTATCTAAGCATTCTACCCCTAAGAGATACGATAAATTTTTTAAGGTCAGGATTATCTCCAGCCAAAGACATATAGCCGCTAAAAAGGAACGTATTGTATATAGGATCGGATGTAGATGATTTTATATCGCTGTAAGACATACCACAAATATCAACCCACAATCTTATAGATTTGACGATAATCTCCTTTACAATAGACTTATTCAACAGACATCCGAATCTAACCAAAGCCACTATATCTCCCCACTCCTGATCGGATATCTCTTTCATAACATACATCGACCCATTCAAAGGGTCTTTTACAACAGATGACAATATATTCTTACATCCAATGGAATCCGATAGCTCTTGGATATTAAACATACCATTATCGTGGTTAAATACGATGAATACATCTCCACCTCTTACGATACTAAAGCTACTCATCACGAATCCTCCACAAAAGAATTGATATCAAAACAATCATCAAAATGGCATAAATCATGCTCATGCCCTTTCTTGCCATTTTCTATATCAGAGATAGACCTATCAGCTAAAGACCTTAACTCCAATAGACTTACACCTAAAAAGTCTAACGCAGCCTTAAGATACTTATACAAGGTAGAGGTTTTCATTTCTTTAAACCCCTCGTGAATCAAACGACTATTATATATATCAAAAAGGACTTTATTATTCCTTCCATCAACTCTTTCCCCATTATTTTTAAGGCTACCATCAGATTTAACCATCTTTCTTATCTTATCAGCGGATCTTGTATTTATGATATTAACCATAATCATAACCTTATAATCAACAGCGGCCCTTCTGGCCTTATTAGCTCTTCCCTTTGAGCTTACAGGAGCGTTATCACCACCACCAATATATCTGAACTTAGCCTTATTCACGAAGCATGATGGATAGACCTTACGCATATTCCACTTATAATTATAATCACCGATTGACCTCATGATCGACAACTCTCCGTCAACTACCAATGATATCATATTATAAGCCTTCTCAAAACACTTAAAAGAACCGACATGCTCATAAATGAACCGATATGTCATGCCTAGCTTAAAGTCATTATCAGATATCCTATTAAACGCAATAGCCCTATCAAAGTTGATGATAATAGCCATGATAATCTTAAGCCTAAAATAAGGAGGTATATAGATGTTGTTAGGATCAATATCCCTTGGATTAGCCGTGGTATAATCAGCGCCAGCGAAAGTATCTCTACGTTTCTTAAAATTACGAGGATATATAGGTTGTCCTTTAGACAACTTAATACAAGTACGTCCCTCAGCTACCTGCCTCTTCTCAGCCTCTGTATATACCGGGAACTCCTTTATCATAGAAGAGCATTTCCTTATATAATCCAAGTCAAAATTCATATCGTTCATATCTTATCCACTTCAAATATACGTAAAATATAGAGAATGGTAAAGAGAAAATTGAATTAATTTATCATAATACCACTGCTATTATTTCAATAATAACGTAACTAACTAAAACACAGTTGTCTATTTTGTGACATGTGATATAAGGAGCTTCGCCCCTTAAGAAGGGAATCTCATTATAAATCCTTTCTTTATTTAATTACTTACTATCTTTACCTCATAAGTTGATTAATTAAAAAGCATTAGCTAACGCTTTCTTATAATTTAAAGTATATAAGTTAATTACATTAACTTAATAATCTGTAGTAGATTGAAAATCTAAGATCTTAATAATAATGTATATCAATGATTTAGTTTAGTGTATTTTTGACACATACTTATGTTATCGATGGATCTTTGATCGACAAACTACTACCTACATCAGACGTTAATGTATTGATATGTTTACTTCTTTCCAACGCTTAAGCGTAATACGCCAAGGGGAAAAGGGAGGTGGGCTACGAGTCGCTCCGCTCCTGGCCGGCCGTGCGGGGATACCTCCTGCCCTGCCTTACGGAGCCGCCACATTTCCTTTGGTGTCAACAGAGATAGACCTCAAAGAGATATTGCCTCACCTGGTATTTACTAGATAAGGGATTTTCTTCAAGGCAGTTTCTAGTTGAGTAAAAATCTGGTCAAAGAAGTTGTCTGGTCAAAGACAAAATTTTATATTCGCGATGCGGTCGGTTGGATGAGCGGTTTAGTCGGTGGTCTGCAAAACCATATACCCCGGTTCGAATCCGGGACTGACCTCATTTTGGTTTTGGTTGATACGTGGGTAAGGATGAATGGCAAGGGATTATGGTAGATCATAATCCCTTTCTTTTTGGAGGTTCAAAATCTGACTCCCATCTAGCTATATCACTTATCCTGAAATCGTCCATCATAAAATTTCCGTTATCCATACCATCACCTCGTGTATTAATACCTAGGTTATAAGACCTAAGGGAAAGCGTATTATTGGTTTTCGTGTTAATAATAAGTATACCATTAACAAAACATCTTAATATGTCATATTCATTACTGCTTCTGACTATAGCTATATGATACCATTTGTTTGCCTCAACTCTATCAACATGCCAACCAGTTTGTTGAGCTTGAAATAAAAAATAAAAACCAGTACCTGTTAAAACTACACCAAAATAAAAAATACCATTAGGATATTCATGCTCAACCAAACAACTTGTAACAAGATTGGTTGACTTATACCAAAAGTCTATAGTAAATGGATGACCGTCATAAAACAGCTCAGGCAATAACGATTCTTTGGTGTTTATGATAGTATAAAGAAAAGGATCCGTTTTGTTATATTGGACACATTGTATTGAGCCATCGGTGATAAGATTGCCATTATTGGCTATAAAGAGATTGCCAGAGGGAGTAGGATTCCCCTCTACCTTAAAATTACCATTGAATCTCATCAAAAACCTAGTATGATCATCGATCCCCCCCCCTAGTATATTCAATCATTCTTCGTCTCATAAAACCTTCATCTTTTTTAGTAAATATATTAAGCCCAATAATATCAACAACACGCTAATTGATGTGACAGCTATTGGCCATCTTGATTCTTTCTTGTCATCTACATCCTTATGTTCGATGTCTGTCTTCTTATCAATATCCTCAATACCGGTGATCGTCTTATCAATGCCAAGAGAATCGACCATCACCGTGCTGTCCCGCCGGCCGATGACGATATGAGCGTCCGTCTGGGAGGACACGGGTCGCTCCCCAGTGGATGGATCCACCTCCTTCGTAGTATCGAATTTCCTCTCAGTTATGACAATATCAGCATTAAGATCAGATGTCCTGATCTCTACGATCTTCCGATCTATGACCTCATCTATCATCGTCTCTATCCTGCTTATCAAACGATTATCTATAGACGTGTCGCTAACCTGCCTCCTGCTTCCACAAGAGGACAGGAATAGCGACAGACCTAAACAAAAAACAGCCTTAAGACTTATCCTTAACCTTATCATCAGCAATCTTCTTTATATCGTCAAACATCTCGTCAGGTATGTTTTTAGAGAAGCCAAACATCTTGAATACGTTTATCCTCTTGAATACAGCCTTGAACACCTTCACCAAATAAGCGTCAGCGAAAGCATCCCCTATCGTATTCAGGAAAAGCATCACATATCCAACAAGGGCTATATACACCCCATATTTGGTAACGGTAAGTATCATGCTAGCCTCCTCCTCGATCGGGTATAACGTCTTATATATAACACATAATGTCATTACTATAAAACAAGACAAAGCGAACTCCTTAAGAATATCAGTGAACCTGACCTCCCTAAGCCATCTCTTGAAACTAAACCTCCTCCTACGGCTTCTACGGAGCTTCCAGCCCCTTACGCTTTGCGCTAACCTAGCCAAAAAATTCGCTATTAATACTATAAGTAATACGGTCAATAAATGATGCACTGGCTGGAAGTAAGCCCAGCAAGAGGCACCATACGCAAGCGCTATATTCCATAAAGCCCCCACTCGCTCTATCATGTCTTTGTCTTTCATTTTATACCCTATACGCAAAGTTAACCACTATACCGTTAAGTACCTAAAACACCACGGCGTGTATACCGTTCCTCGTATCAAGGCTGTCAAAATGTAACCAACCCACCTTCCCTTCAAGCCGGAAAGGATATGGTAACATATCTTGATGATCCAAGATCAAGCCTCTAGCCTGTTCCGCCGTCATCGACTTGACATCGAAATCCCCAGCCTTACCCAACACATGAGCGGATAGATAAACATCTTTCTTATCCTTAACTATCTGGCAGATGTTGCATCTAAGACCACGTTGGGAAAACTGCCCTTGCTTATCCCAGTTATTACAATACATAGGCTGTTTGATTATATCCCTCCGTAATATAAGAAGATTATGGAGAAACGCTGTATCAAGAAACTGCCACGATCTGTCCTTCCACTTATTGTATGTATGAGGACACACCAATTCCACTATATCAAAATACGAACCTAGTTCTTTTATAATATCATTTCTATTCATATCATCCATTTGGTAATTATATACAAGTTTACACTTGTATAATTAGTTAATAAATTTCTTAACCGGGTTATACCCAAACCCTGTATGGAGTGGCATTACTGCATCCCCCTTTACTTTTCTCATGATATTATAACTTCCGTTGATATCAGCGTTAATAAGAATACCATCTCTTGTCCTAAAAAGACCTCTTCTTACCCTTCTTCCAACATAAGTATCATGATGGCATACTGGCTCTAAATCGAAAGAACTGCATTTTGACGTGTGAGATTCATTTACTTCAACAAATCTTAGCCCTTGTCTTTCCGATTTATACCTTAACATTGATATAAACATCTCAAATGGAATTGAAACAAAATTCTGATTGTTTCTTTTGCCAAGGTTCACATTTTGCTTCCATCCATCATTATGACCTACTATCAATGTTGTTATATCCTCATTCAAGCAAGTATTTATTATCTCCTTACTTGCCTTATGAAGATAATCTTTCACCTTGTTGTTTCTCCTTCTTGTTAAGGACATCAACCGTCTCGAATTTTCTTTACCATTTACTTTCTTTAATTGTTTTTGAATATCTGACCTTTTTTTATTATAATACTGATTAATAGATTTAAGTCTCCTTCCATCTATCAAAATAGACTTATTGCTTACGTTAGTTACGATAGAAGCAAGATTATTTACACCTAGATCAATAGACATGACCCTATTGTTATCATCAAGTTGATCTTTTATAACTGACTCATATACAACTTCTATAACATAACAATCTGATTTAGGGACGAATCTAACCTGCTTTACAGTTCCCTCCTTACAATTAGTTCTTAAAGGAGATAATCCCTCCTTCTTAGGGAAATAGATAAAATCTCCTCTATGTCTAAACTGTACGTAAGAATAAGAAAATACGTTCCTGCCTTTTGTTTTATGCTTATATTTTGGGAATTTAGGGCATCCGGTAAATTTCTTATTATCACGCTTCCATGCCTTGATAGCCGAGAAATAAGATTTTAGATTCTTATCTAAAGCCATAAGAACCTGCTGAGAGGATGATCCACTCATTGCCCTATAATCTATGTTATTCTCTGCTACCATCTTCTTGTTAAGATCTACAGATCTTATCCATTTACCTGTACTAAGAAACTCTTGCTTTATTATATACAAAGCCGCATTATACAGATTCTTGGATAAGAAACATATTCGATCTAAATCCTTATATCTCTTATCATTAATAGTAATTATATGTTGCTCCACCAAATACATAGCGCAAATATAAATAGAATATTTACAAATTCTTATTTATATGCTATTTTAGTGTAAAATTATATATAATCACCGTCCATTTTTAAAATAATGTAAAATAATAATACCACGATAACCTGATCCTCCTCGACCGCTCGTAGCCCCACTATTAGAAGCTTTAGAGGCCCCTCCTCCACCACCACCATAATAAGTGGCATTACCTCCATTTTTGCCATTAATAATAACACCCTCAGTATCCTCGACTCCAGCTCCATCACCTCCCCCGTGATTTCCGCCTTTCCCTCCGGATAAAAAGCCCATATTCCATCCTCTTGTATAAGCTCCCGATCCACCACCAGCGCCCATAGGATAAGGATATCGGTCAGGATATTTGTTGTTAAAAACATATGATCCATCTTGCCCTGGATTTCCCGGGGAAGGATCATGACCATCCCCTTCAACTCCATATCCGCCTCTTCCACCTTTACCGGCAATAGCCTGATATATACCGAATATACTATCACCACCTATATCTCCAACAACCACCCTATATGTAACACCTGGATTTACGGATATAGTCTCAGTCAGTACACCACCTCCGTTACCGCCACTCCCGGCATTATATATATCGGAATATTCTCCATTAAGACCTCCGGCGACCAACGCGAACTCAACCTCATAGACCCCATCAGGAACCGCCCAATATCCATTATCCTGAGGAGATAGTTCCTCGAATACCTCTATTATCTTCCTTTTGGGTAACATTCTTCTTCTCATCATAAGGCAAATAGGATTTTACCCCCCCCCAATTTAATTTTAAAATATTGATATTCATAATATTATTCTGGTTTAATCGTCCATCTCTGGGCGTAGTTATTTTTTAACACATATATCTTCTCCATAGGTGTAGCGGGAGACCCGTTGGACGAGCCTTTCACGAATCCTTCCGGCGCCTGCTCCGTTCCGGAAGGACGCTGGTTTCTGGTTGGATAAATAGCATTATACATGCTTACCGAAAGACTATAGAACTGGTTCCTCTTCCCATCCTTAGCCACGGATGTCATAGTAATCTGATCCCATCCTACAACAAGGTCGTAGAAAGAGTTCACGAAATCATCTGATCTTTTTTGGCTATGAGTGGATGCATTCACGTTAAACCATGTAATAGCCCTCATCTCATAAATATAATCCGGAAGCTTATCCATTCTAAGACTATTGCTATTAGCTGCAATGAAACCAGTAAGATGTTCCAATCCCCTTCCAGACATATTATCATCATTCCAACCCGTCCTCCTTTCTCCACTTACCCAGTCATTTAAAAAATCAAAATTAGTAATGTTAGGATTTATCTTATCTACCTCGAAAAAAGGGAGGGTATTTATATCAAAATAATTCCACATATCAGAAGGGCCAGGATGTATTCTCAACGAAGTTAATTTAGGAAGATCATTAAACTCCTTTATATACCTATCCAAATAACATGAAGACAATTCAAGGGTTTGAAGATTTTTCATATTCTTTATATTCCTTATCCCGCTAGATTCTATATCCCTAAGATCAAGCATATTAAACATATTTAAATAATATACCTCTGTCTTACTGGTTATAGCCTCAGGAATTACGGTCATTCTTTGCCCTATATTTTGAAGATCGATATAAATTAACTTTTTGGATCTTGACAACTTGTCTACAGGTATACCGTCATTAACATACAGCGTATGGGATACGACCAAAAACTCAAGTCCTGGTATATCCACAATCGGGAAAGATGTCATCTTGCAAACTTGGATATTGGCATAATAAATATCACAAGTAAAATCTATCGACACAGCCCGTTGTACGTCCCTCCTCCCATCAGCGTAAGCATGATTATCTATAGGTACGTATTGCGATCCATCCTCCTTCCTGAACCACCACGTAGTATTGGGATTTTTCTTATGTCGTATCGCTAAAGAACGGAATATAATACGATAATTATCCTTCCCTTGAACCTTGGTCATAGGAAACTGTTCCTTTATTCCATCCCCCCAATCCACATTAGCCATACCGGGCTTTCTGGATCTAAACTCGACAAACGTATTATAAGGATTACCAACGACAGGATCAGGTACATAATTATAATCATCGGTATAATAATTTCTAAGTGCCCTATCCCATGTGGTGAACCACACGAACTTATTTGATGAAGCCTCATATTTATATAATGTCTTAGCCATTACCTATCTTGTTAAAATATTCTACAATAACATTCCTGTCCAATCCCATAGAATCACACAAATACTCCCCTTCTGGTTGACCCCCAAACGATAATACCTTATCCGTATCATGAGCTAAAACATCTCCATTGCCTACAAAGGTACGACCATCGTCAAATACAATAAGCTTATATGGCTTATACGACCTCGTGTCAATATCAGAAGATCGTATTGACCTTAACACCGAAGCCTCTGGCGCCATACTAAACCTCCATCCATAATTATTCATAAGCACATAAACCATCTCCATAGGAGTCGACGGAGAGCCATTAGACTGACCCTTTATAAAACCAGAGGGAGCCTGTAATACGCCACTAGGTCTTTTATCATCAGGATAGAAAGCTGAATACATACTTAGATACAATCCATAAAACTGATTTCTTTTGCCATCGGAAGCAGAGGAAGACATAGTGAGATAATCAAACCCCATCACCCTCTCATATAATGTCGATATAAACGTATCACATCGAACTTGGGTTGACAAACTGCGATACATATAAAAGCTATTCATAGACCTCATCTCATATATATAATCCGGGAGATTACTTACATCTATATTACTATGACTGTGTGAAGCGTCGATACGCTCAATGTTTCCCAATCCCTTACCGCTCATATACGGATGCCAACTCACGACAGATCCATACCATCTATTTATATGATCGAAAATCTTTAAACTAGAATTTATCCTATCCACCTCATCCATAGCCGGGCATGTATTAGGATCAAACGATGGCATAGCCACTCCCGGGGATATATATAATTCTCTTAGCTTGCTAAAAGACAGCCATTCCCTTGGATATACCCTAACCCTTCCACCAGCTAAATGCAATATCTCCAAATTAGGCCACATGGAAGGGAATTTCCTTATATTGGAAGCTTCGGTATCACTAAAGTCAATAGACTTGGACAAATTCAGACCTTTCAATTTAGTTAGTCTATTCCAATCCTCCGGGATGGACGTCAACGTATCCACACCAAACTCACTTAATGTTATACGCTCTATATTTACCGATCTCATTATCCTATCCTTTGGTATATCTGTTATGGTACGATCCCCAGGAATACTTATAATTATATTGATAAGGCTAGGCATATCAAGTATAGGGAAACCTACCATCATAATCCTATAGGATTCCATCATCGTAACATCATTGGTAAAAGACATGGATATCACACGCTCCTTATCCATGCCATCATCATAAGTATGATTGGGGACAGGGATATACTCACTCCCGTCATCCTTATAAAACCACCATGGGTGACTGTCGGGATTCTTACGATAACTTATATCCCTTCTCCTGAACATCAACCTATATTGACCATATATAGATCCACTCCTAGCCTTTACAAAAGGGAATTGCTCTTTATTCCCATCTCCCCAATCAACCTCGCACATGCCGGGAGCATTAGAATAAAATCCTATAATCTCATTATAATTATTACCATCCAATATAGGATCAGGCACATCATCAGTAGTATCATTCCTGTTAACTCCCCTAAAAGCGTATTTGCCTTTAGTAAAAAAGGTTATAGACCCTTTATTCGTATCCTTACATATCAACTTCATACCTCTCCCTCCTCTATTCTCATGAAATACTCGACAACCGGCGAGCTGTCCAATCCTAGATCGTTACAGATATCTATGGCCTCGTATTTGCCGGCGAAATTATACTTACTCATATTATCATCCAATACATCTCCGCTGAACACGGATACATGGCCGTCCTTTACGCCAAGGACGAACGGGGTAATCCTAGCCTTCCCAGCCCGCCTTGCCCTCGTAAGGGCGGCCTTAGAAGCTGGGGCAGGGGCCAAGACCCATGTCTGCCCGTAGTTGTTGGTAAGCACATACACCTTCTCCATAGGCGTCGTAGGATTACCGTTGCTAACACCCTTAACAAACCCCTCAGGGGCTTGATAAACGCCAGATGGTCTCTTGTTGGTAGGAGCTGCGGCAGTATATAAATCTAAGGTAAGTTTATAAAACTGATTCCTGTTGCCGTCAGAAGCCGTCTGTGACATCGTTATATAACTCCACGACATTATCTTATCATAAAATGTATTTACGAATGTATCAGCCCTCTCCTGCGTATTTATAAATTTACCATAATCACTCAAAGTCCATATCCTAAATTCCCTTACCTCATACAACCAATCTGGAAGATCATCTACCGGCACCACACTTGAATAACAATACGTATTATGGATCTTATTTAATTTCCCTCCTACCAGATCTTGTTTCCATGAGCTACCACCACCCATAAAGGTAACGCCTGTCTTATCATCCCCTACCTTATCCACCTCATCAAATACAGGTATATTATTCCTATCGCTTATAATGCTTATACCTTTTGCCGGAATAGAATTAAAAGCCGGATCATAAGAAGGAATATTACACCAGTTGAAGTTAAAATTAGTAAGATTCTTCCATTCAGAGAATCTTCTCCAATTAGAATCAGGATCATCCCCGAAGTTAAAAATGTTATTGCATCCGAAATACCTCAGATCTTTCATGTTCAAAAAACTTTCTGGCCAATTACTCCATACACCAGGATGAGAAAAAGACCCCATCTGTATATTACGAAGATTAACGCTCTTACTTATCCTGTCATATGGGATATCGCCATTTTTAAGAACGGATCTGACCATAGCCAAATAAGTTATATCAGGTAGATTAACTACAGGAAACTCATGGAGGACAATACCATCCATATTGAACTCCCCATTGATTACGTTAGAGAACCTCATCGTAACCTTCCTACGCCTGATATCGCTATACTTATGTGGAGGGACCGGTATGTATTGTGAACCATCCTCTTTCTTATACCACCATACGGTATCATCCGGATTCTTCTTATACTCAATGTCAAGAGACCTGAATACAATCCTATAACTACCATCAGATATCTTAACTAAAGGATATTGATCCTTTGTCCCATCACCCCAATCGACGTCCACGAATCCTGGATTGTTTGCCGAGAACCTGAGATTACGATTAAAATTACCTAAATCTACTATCGGATCAGGCACATAATCAGCATTCCTCCCATTATAACAAGGGAACCTGTCCTCATTAACGTAAAACGTCACCGAGGACAAGACCGTATCATATCCTACCAAAAATCCCATATCAGCTAATTGAGGTTATACCATAAGACACCCATTCCTTGTATCCGTTAACCATCTCATATACCTTGTTGATGGTCTTGCATACGACAGCGAATCCGATATCCACGTTAGGGAACTTCTCGTTAAGCTCATCTATCGTAAGTTCCTTGGTTATGCTCTCGTCCCATTTACGCATTTCCTTTACCTCCATAAGGATCGGTTTACCGGTTGTGCCTACGCTCATTACCCACTCACCCTCACGATTGGCATCCGCCAGATCAGGGAAGATAGTAACGCCAAACAACTCCGTGAGCACGAACTCATCACCGTTCCGGGTAAACGACACCGCCGCTCCGGGGGTCAAGACTACCTCGTTAACCGCCAGCATACTCACCAGCTTCTTGGCTCCCCCTGATACGGTACCATTCAACACGACAGTCACGTTACCCGTAGCACTATTAACGAACTTGATATCATTCTTCTCGCTATTTATAGCCTGTAACCTAGACCCAGATACGATATTTACGATCTCATAATTCTTCTCGTAAGTGCTCTGTAGCGTCACATTACCGTATTTAGTATCGATAAGGGTAATCCACTTAGCCTTACCACCTACTATCTCAACAAGCTTATAAAACACGTCATTGCCGTCAGCGTCAACCCATCTAGCTATAGCTCCAGGAGCGAAATTAGTCACCTCCCGATCTTGGGTATAACTTATAGTGCTTTCCGTAGGCTTGTTAGCCAAAGTAACGTAAAGACATTGCTCTACATCGGCTTCCATCTTAACTATCCCAGCTCCATCGTAATAATAATCAGGTACATTTTTTTCTCGTATCAACAAGATAGTACCTTCCTTAAGCTTATCGGCGTTAGTTGGATCATCCACGAAAGACTTCATCTGGATATAAGTATCGAAGATAATAGACGTACTCTTATCCTCTATCTTCTGATTGATATCATTGACAATATTATTAATCTCGTCTTTCGTATAATAAGGAGATAAATCAACCTTCGGGCCTTCCTGCTCTAAAGCCTGAGTTCCATCCCACCAATAATCAGGTACCTCCTGCTCCCTGATCCAGAAGCTGTCCCCCACACGGAGCTTAGCCGTGTTCTCCGGAACCGCCAGCCACTCATTCATGGCATCGACCGTATCAAAGATATACGCCGCGTTCTTGCCCTCAGCTATACGTCTTACGACAGCCAACTCGCTCTCGACATCGCTAAGTCTTTCCTTTATATTATTGATCTCTCGCTCTAACTTATCATAATTATCCTCCTGATCTATAGCGTCACCGATGGACATATAAACCTCGTTAGTGAGCTTATTGTAGGTAACACGAGCCACCTTCTCGTAGGATGTCTTATACGTAGATGAACCCTTACTGGTATGACAAACAAAATCATACGTATTTTGATACACCACAGATCCACCGGTATTGATGAAATTATATCCGTCTTGGCTCATCGTACCTCCCTTGTATCCAACAAGTTCAAAAGAACATTTACCCGTACCTTTAGATCCAAACCATGTAGCGTAGGCCATGAAATACGTCTCTTCAGGTAGGATATCATAATATTTAGCCCTTAAATCCTTCACCGACATCCAAACACATTCCTTACCAGAACCGGTATTATCACCACCCCATTTAAGAACTTCTCTAACAGAGCTATCTCCATTTCCGGGACCAGACCAACCTACAGCAAGATTATCTATGGTGGGAACATTAGAATTAAGGGCTTCCGTCATCGTGTCCAAGTCCCTTCCGGAACTTGATTCCCATAAATATCTGAACGTCACAAAATCAACATCCCCGATCTTAATGCCTCCAGTATTACTAGGATATGTTTTTGTGACTAACTCATAATACCATTTACCATCACGGAAAGTAGCCCTTATCCTCTCTACTTGCTTGGGGGATATAGAGACATATGATCCGCCAACGGAAACGTTATCGCCATCAACCGCACGGGAAGTCCCATCCTTTGGATCCTCAGGGTCCACGGGGGTGTAGATCGTAGCCTGCTTATCTCCGGCATTGATAACAACTATATAATAGCTGTCCCCATCAAGACCATCATCATGAGCCATGGTTACAAAGCCCTGCTCGCTATCCGGTCTCCATTCAATGACAACCATATGCTTATCCATAGGTATACCGGAAACGCTGTTAACGTAGTTTGTTGACGACATGAAAATGGCATGATCATCATAAGCCTCATCAACACGTTGATGCTTAGTAGCCAATCCGTCAAGACGTGATATCTCAATGGGGTCAGTTACCTCGACCCCATTATAATCATACCACTTATATCCGATCATCGTATTCTCACGACGATATTTCCTTTTCCTTATGACCTCACCGCCGGCTAGGGCGTCAATCATATAATAATCATTACATACCTTAACCATAGCCTTGATATTAACAGGTTTGACATAAACAAGCCACGATAGTAGCGCCATCGGGGATGGAGGTCAGCGTAGTCCCTACCGGGTAGGTCGGGGAGGATGACTCCATCACCATCAACGACGTCCGCTCTACGACCATATTGTTATCAATCAACCGGCTCCCCTCCACATAGAACCGGCCATCGGCCACCTCATAGCACTCTCGCACCGGAACCATATGTCTTTGGCTCTTATCCGCGTAATCGCAGATCGTTACCTTAGCTCCATCAGGTATGGAGGTAAGCTCATCACCTACATTATAATCAGGATGATCAGAGTACACGACATACAATATAGACTTAATATCCTGCAATGCCGGATTGACTGTCCTGAATCCCTTCAAATGTATCTTATGACCACCGATCTCATAACAATCATCCACGTCCATGATATTAAGATCACAACTGATAACCGTCCAGCCGTTAATAACCGTCTGCGTAGGGGTAGTATTGATAGGATGATCGGGGTCGGTAGACTCAACGATCTTATAGTCGAAAGTCTTTACATCCAGATTTCCGTTCAACGACTCCTGTCTCCTGATCTTCACCGTACCCTTTCCGGTATCATAACAAGTCTCAGTGGTATCGATAAGTCGATCCATATAATCCGGCTCCTCGCACTCGATACGGGCGAAATTAGATGGCAAAGAGGCATATTGAGTACCAACATGGATATCATTATCTGTAGAACTCAATACATGATGATTATACGACCTAATATGATTTAAAGGGTTGATAATGTAAGTGGATTTAATCCTTACCGATCCTCCATGTGTCGAGTAACATTCTACCGCATTTCTGGTAATACGATCATCCAACCTTTCTAGAGCACACCTTTCACGGATAAAATCCGCAGGGATATTATTTATCCTATTTCCTAGCCCATACCTATTATCAGACGAGTCCACAATCTCCCAGAACTGGTTTCTTTTCCCAAGATCACCGTCATAAGACACCACATGTCTCATGCGTACGCTTCCGGCTGATGTCTTGTAACACTCCTCGATATCAATAGGCATCCTATCTTCCATATCCGTGAAATCACAAGACACCAAAGAGAATCCGTCCGGGAGGGTAGCCAGTTCGGCCCCCGGAACGAAGCCGGCGTCATCCGATTCAAGCACCTCGAAGCGGACGTATCTTGCCTTTATCTTGGAGTCATAAGAAACCAGCCTACGAAGCTTGACATTGCCATTGCCTCCGTCATAACACTCGACATAAGACCGGATGTCACGCTCCTCCATATCGTCGAAATCACAGACAGTCCTTACCCACGTATCTGGCAAGGAACTGAAGCTGGCGCCCTCAGGTTGTGACGGATCGGTAGTCTCCAGGACTTTATAGCTCTTATCCCTAACTCCTATATTCCCGTCCCATGACGTGAGAACCTCCAGCTTCACCTTACCGGCCGGTGTCTTATAACATTCTACAGTTACCTCAATATCCCGGTCCTCCATATCCGTGAAGTCACAAACGACCTCAACCCAGTCATCGCTTATGCTGGTGATAAACTTACCTACCGGATTCTCAGGATCGGTACTTTGCTTGACGCGATACCATTCCTTTCTGGTACCCATCTCGTAATCAAATATCTTATATCCCTCTATCTGCACCCTTCCGGTTCCGGTATCAAAGCATTTAAGCACCGGTATTATCTCCCTTTGGGTCATGTCCGGGAAATCACATACTATACGACTCCATGTATCGGGTATCTTATCATACTCCGTACCGATAGGATTGCTATCGTCAGTCGTATTCACCACCTCATAATGGGATACCTCCGGGTTCAGGCGGGGGTCTACTGACTCAACGCCCTCGATCTGGACCTTGCCCCCTTCCGTGGCGTAACATTTACTTACGAATATCAACTCCCGATCGATCATCTCGGCTATGCTACAATCTATAGCCACCCACCCATCAGGAACCTTATCAAACTCACTGCCGATAGGGATATCGATATCAGATGAGTTGACGATAAATATCTTCTCAGCCAGTATCTCTCCCTTATTATTCATATAGGTATGGATACGAGCCTCTACCTGACCTCCCGGAGTACGATAACATTGGTTGACGATCGACACACGGGCGTCCTTGATGTTAATGAACTGATAGTCCTTTTTAGGAACCTCGCTTACAAGTCTCTTTACTCCTTTATCATCGAAGTACACGTAACACCCGTCATTCCTCATCATGACCGGATACGTCTTTCCGTCTATAACAACACCGGAGAAGTCATCTGGCGGAACGGAGAAACCCATGCTACCAAATATGGAAGCCAGTCTCTTTAAATACTCATTTATCGCAGACATAATATCATATTTTAATTCTACTGCCTCAAAGATAACAAAAAAGGGAAGAAAATTGAATCTCTCCCCTTTAGGAAATATATGAACGCAAAAAAGGTTCTTTATTTCGGCTCAGTTACGATGGCCGGGCCAAGACCAGCAGCAGCACCGATCATGTTAATCATCTCCTGAACGCCCTCATGAGCGCCGTAACGTACACGTAAGATCAAGTTGATAGGATCATCAGCGATAACCTTTCCGAATCCCTGAGCGTATCTATGAGGATTGAGCGTAATCTGGAAGTCAACGTACTGAGCCGTTTGCTCTACACGACTATATTCGTTCATGAACGTCCGCCCCATGAAATCCTGATGTTTCGGGAATCCATTGAAATGAGCGTAGCCCTTCAACTCGTCATCCATCATATTACCGCCGACATGAGTACGCGGAGCTTTGCTAGACAGTCTCTCGAAATGAAGTTGATCCCACCAGATAGGAGACCCCTCGTCAAGAGAATCAGGATAACCGCCGCTAGCACCAACGATCTCAACACTATCCTCGATATAAGTCATTTTATCCATCAAGCACTCTGATGGAGATAACAACATTTCCTTGCCACGGAAACGGATACCGCACTTGCAGTTAGTGCCAAGTTCCTGAGCCGACTCCAATTTCTTCCACATACGGTTGCGGTAGGACGCCGGAGCCTTGCTGGTGAAGAATCCCTCGAACACCTTGTCGCACTCATCACACAACATGTTAGTATATACCGTTGTCTGGAAGCTATGCTGGCAAGCCGCCGGAGTACCGTAGTCGGTGATCTCCAGTTCCGGGAAAGCCTGTTTGATTTCCTCCAAAGCACTGTTTCCACACTCATCATCCGGGATCGTGATATAATACTTCTCGGTGGATACCTTGCAAGAACCACAAGCTGACCAAGAAGCGGTACGAACCGTAGGATTCTCACACATATCGGATGTCTTAGCCACATAGTAGATAATAGCCGTAGGATTGGCCTCCACGAAAGTAGATATCTCCTCATCCGTCAATTTCTTGGAAGTGGCGGCAATATACAAACCTGATCCCTTGATCTGACTCATCTTATTAACCGTATCGGCTACAACGTTAGGCAATGACTCCACCGTAGTAGACATATCAACACCGTCATCCTCCAAGGAAATAGAATACAGATAACCGCCCTTAACCTCGGTATAGTTAGGAGGACAATCCGTACATCCTTTCATGATAGAGATAAGACGTTGAGTATAATCAGCCGGTTTAGCGCCTTTCTTCATCACCTTATAACGTGACATGCTACCCTCGATAGTCTCACGTACGATCTTCAATCCTGGATATTGAGCGCGAACCTCAGCCAACGCCAGATCATCACCAGTATCGCATACCTCCATACAATAGAAGTTCACGTCCTCCGTCTCAGGCTCAGTAGCCTCATTAGTGCATCTTGTAACCGGAGTGATATCAATATAATCAGATACCTTGCCACCACCTGCGATAGGTTGGTTCTTCATCCGCTCGATACACTTCAATACGGCGGGTAACAAATCAACCTCCTCGCAAGGATCGCACTCCTCGCATTGATTTGGAGTATTATCACAATCATCCAAAAGGATAGCGTCATTGATCTCAATACGACCCTCCTCATAGCCAAGAAGCTCAAAGGCACGACCAGCGAGAACCAAGCGAATAGCGATACGGTCTCCTTTGGAAACTGAGAATGCCGTGTCATCAGAAACACCATTGTATCCTAAGATAACATCATCGACATAAGCGTGATCTTTCTTCGGCCAAGAAGCGTAGATCTCCGTGATCTCGTTCAAAGAGAATAACGGCGTGGAAAAATCCTTATCATATATAGAGCGGGAAGCCGCTTGTTCATTACGACCGATACGGATCTCATAACGCTTGTCATTACGAGGCTTACCGGTAAAATCAATCACGGCCTTACAACCGTTCTCGGAAGTCTCCTTAGTATCATAAATACCAAGCTGACCTTCCTTCAAGAAGATGGAATCAACATCCACCATCTTAGCGTGCGGGGGTACGAAAAGTACCCGGTCTTGCGGTCTGTGCAACATATTATCAATTTTTTAGTTCAAAAATCATTTACCTAACGCAAACATAATCATAAACAACATCACCGCAATAAAATAAGGTCGTGAGTATACGACATAATATGATGTTTACATTTTATGTAAAACAAAAAGCCTACCCGTTTCCGAGTAGGCTTAATGATCAAACTAACGGTGTTTATTTAAAGGAAGCCACATTATCCTTATCAAACCGATACCTCTGCAACTCATTCTCGTTAAGGTTGAATTGCTTGGCGACCATATCCAAAATCTCCTCCACCAAAGGATCGGGCAGCTCAGGGTCGATGTCCGTGGACCGCTCACCGGCGGCGTTGATGTACCCGACCAGATCCACCCGAACTGGATTCCGGTAGTAGGTCATCCTGACCTCTTCTGTACGGAAGCCTTCCTCATACACCACGACCTTCCCGTCTCCTATGGTGTAGAACGTTTCCCGATAGTCAAAAGAAGGCCTATTGTTATCATCTCCAAGAAGCTCATGAACATTCTCGTTCTTAGCCTCCCACATGACAAAATCTCCAACCTCACATCCGTTATAAGAAAACGATCCTTTTATATTTGAGAACCATAAATAATCATCAGGAAGACCGAATGATGTAGATTCGGGATCATCAATATGACTAACCTCATTAAGCGATTTCCAGTATACCAGAAGAGTTTGTATAGATCGGATGGTCTCATCATCCTTCCTATTAAGATAGTATCTTATCAACCTGTCCTGAGCCTCGTTGAACAAAAGCACGAACCTCCCGGGATCAAGCTTAATCCCACCATTGGCGAGATTCTGCTCATTCTTCTGCAAAGACCTTAGATACGCTTCTTGGATCGTCATCGTCATTCCTCCGTATTAACCTTATCACCTTCATCTACGTCTTCCTTCTTCTTGACATCCTTAACCTTCTTGGTCTTATCGTCTATATTAGAAATAGACATAAGTTCCTCGTACTCATCCAAGACATTAGCCTTTACACTGATAAGATCTTTCTTGGTAGCCAAAAACTCGGCGGACGTACGGGTGTCAGGGCCTATGATCTGACCATTATATTGCAAGCCGG